GGGCAGCGAGTGCCGCTGCGCCCAGCATGAGGCTGGCGGTGGCCGTGGCCGTGGCTGCAGGCGCCGCAGTCAGCCGGATGACGGTCGTCAGTGCGGCGGTGGTCGAGGCAGCGGACGTCGGAGTCGCGGCCAGCCGGATGCTTGTGGTCAGTGCCGGTGTCGCAGTCGCCACGCTGGCCGCGCCAGCAGCCAGCCGGATGCTCGTGGTGAGCGCCGCGGTGGCGCCTGCATTCGCCTGCGCAGGCGCCTGCATTCGGATGCTGGTGGTCAACGCCGCAGTGGCGCTCGACGCGGCTGCAGGGGCTGCAACGAGCCTGATGGCCGTTGTCAGAGATGCAGGCGCAGATGCAGTCGCCTGCATTTGCGCCTGCATTCGGATGCTGGCGGTCAGCGCTGCTGTGCCGGTCGCCAGGGCGGCGACGTTCGCTGCGAGCCCAGACGGGGTGATGGTCAGCGCAGCGGTGCCAGTGCTGACCGCTGAAAGCGTAGCCGCCAGCCGGATGACTGTGGTCAGGGCTGGGGTCGCAGTCGCGACGGCAGCAGGAGCTGCTGCCAGCCGGATGAGCGTCGTCAGGTCAGCGACAGTGGTCGCAGCGGCTGCGGGCGCAGAGGACAGCAGCGCACCGATGGTCAGTGCGGCAGTGCCGGTGCTGACAGCAGCCGGGCTCGAAGCGAGGCGGATGCTGGTGGTCAGCGCTGAGGTTGCAGTGGCGGTTGCAGCGGGTGTGGCCGCCAGTAGCGCACCGACTCTCAAAGACGCAGTGCCGGTGCTGACCGCTGCGGGCGCGGCAGCGAGCCCGGCGCCTGTGGTCAGTGCGGCGGTGCCGGTGCCGGTCGCAGCGGGCGTGGAGGCCAGCCGGATGCTCGTGGTCAACGCCGCTGTGGCGGCGGCGACTGCCGACGGCGCCGCTGCCAGCAGGATGGACGTGGTCAAGGCTGAGGTCGCAGTCGCGGCGGCTGCGGGCACTGCCGCCAGCCGGATGCTCGTGGTCAGCGCGCGGGCGTGGCCGACAACAGCGCGCCGACCTTCAGAGCCGCAGTGCCGGTGCTGACAGCGGCAGGCGTGGCCGACAACAGCGCGCCGACCTTCAGAGCCGCAGTGCCGGTGCTGACCGCAGCGGGCGTGGCCGACAACAGCGCGCCGACCTTCAGAGCCGCAGTGCCGGTGCTGACAGCGGCAGGCGTGGCCGCCAGAGCTGCGGCCCCAGACGTGAGAGCTGAGGCTGTGGCGGTGCTGACCGCTGCAGGCGTAGCCGCCAGCCGGATGTCGGTAGTGAGTGCGGCAGTGGTTGCGCTGACTGCTGCGGGCGTAGTCGCCAGCCGAACGGCTGTGGTCAGCGCAGCGGTGACAGTGCTGACCGCTGACGGCGTAGTCGCCAGCCGGATCGAGGTAGTGAGTGCAGCCCCGCCGGTGCTTACTGCAGCCGGGGTGGCCTCAAGAACCGCTGCGGCTCCTCCTGCCGTCAAGTCAGCGGAGAGGACCGCTACTGCCGCTGGTGTCGCTTCAAGAACTGCAGCAGCGCCACCGCCCGCTACGCTGAGCAGCGCAGCGATTGGGGTTGATGCAATCGGTGAGTGGCCGAGACTCATGTCACCACGCCACGATCAGAACAAAACCGGGGCCACCTTTGCCGCCGACACCTGGGGTCATGCCGGTGAGGCACCCGCCACCGCCACCGCCACCGCAGCCCCAGCCACCGTTGCCGCCGTTGCCGCCGTTACTTGGAGTGCCGGTGGGGAATCCTGACCCGCCCCCGCCCCCGCCAGAGAAGAACCAGTCGTTCACCGCCGAGTACCCGTCCTGCCCCTTCCCACCATCGACACCTGAAGCCCCTGCCGTGCCGCCTTCGGAAACCAAATGTCGGCTGCGGAGTTCGGCTGCGGGAAAGCCTCGGCCGCCTGCGAAAGCCGCGACAGTGGACATCCCACCTCCTCCGCCCCCTCCGCTCACCATCGACAGGTTGAGGCTTGGGACGTTCCCACCGACCGCCGCAATTGAGCCGGTGCCATAGGAGGGTCCGCCTGAGTAGATCGGTTGCCCCAGAGTAGCCAAGAGACACTGCGCGATTGCTACTGCTGCCGACGTAGTCCCGGCGATTCCAGAGAGAGCCTTCAGCACGGTGTCGGAAGCTAACGGGTCTGACCCTGCGGTGGCCCCGTAAGGGGACGTGGCAATAAACGTGTTCCGACTACCTCCTGATGTTGCGACGAGGTAGAGCGTGTCTGGCAACCCCGCAGCCGGTATCAGGAGGGTTGACATGCTCCCACCGCCTCCACCTTGACCCCCCCACGAGGAGGCATCCGGCGCTCCAGCAGACCCGGTCTGCCCGTTCGAGCCCGAACCGACAGCGAGCATGAAGATCATGCTGACACCACGAGGCTTCTGCCACTGGTAGTACGCAGGTTCGTCGTTGCGCCCCTGGTTGTAATTACCGTGACCAACGAACAAGCGTGTGCGTTCGTCTTGTCCAGGCAGGTGTCCGAAATCAAGCATGTTGGTCTACCAGCAGGTAATGATCACAAAACCAGGGCCACCTTTGCCAGGGGTCCCGCCGCCACAACCCCAGCCGCCAGCGCCACCGCCACCACCGCTCGACTTTGTCGCCAACGGAAAACCGCCACCACCGCCTCCACCGGCAGTGAACATAAGGTCCCTCAGAGACGTTATGCCGGGTGTACCAGCCCCTCCGTTGACACCAGAAGTCCCGCCTGCTCCTCCTCTAGCGATGGTGTAGGGGGTACGAGGTGCTGTAGTCGCTCCGGCCCCACCCGCTGTGCCAAAAGACTGATTCGTTCCTCCACCGGCACCTCCCCCGCTGACTAAAAGCCCGATGTTGTTAGCCGCAGGCGGACCCCCCGTAGAAGTAGTTGCGGTTCTCCCAGCAAGCCCAGCCCAAACCCTGAAATTTCCGCGATACAGCCACCCAGTAATCATATTTGCCCCTGCCGTTACTGAATTCCCAGGAGCCCCATTAGCAGCTAGGACATAGTGAGCAAAAGGAACCGAGTTGTAGGTCGCTCCGTGTGGGGCAGACGCGACGTAGGTGATTACGGCGGTGCCGGCCCCACCGGCCCCTGCCTGGATGTAGAGAACATCTGGGAGGAGCACCGCAGGGATAGTCAGCAAGGTCTGTCCGCCTGACCCTCCGCCATGCCCACCAGCGCCTGATTTCGGTATTGGACTGGTGGCGGCAGCCGTTGAAAACCCCCCATTGCCGCCCTGACCGACTGCCAGAAAACGGACCATGCTGATGCCACGGGGTTTTTGCCAAACCATCGTCGCAGGGCCGTTAATTTTGGCGTTGCCGACAAACACACTCTCACGGACGTGAGAGATGTCGGGGATATGTCCGAAGTCAAGCATGGGCTACCAACAGGTAATGATCACGAAACCAGGACCACCTTTGCCAGGGGTCCCGGTGCTCAGCCCAGTCGGCGCACCGCCCCCGCCCCCGCCACCACAGCCCCAGCCGCCATTACCGCCAGCGCCTCCACTGCTTGCGACGGTGGTGTAGCCGCCACCACCACCAGCGCCTCCGGTGAAGAACATATCGGGGACTGAGGTGTACCCACTCCCTCCACAAGTTCCGGCCACGCCAGAAGTGACAGACCCGATCCCGCCAGCCGGCAGGATGAATGGGCGCCGCGCCGTGCCCGTTATGCCCCCGCCGTTTGAACCGGGCATACCCGAAGATCCGCCGCCGCCGCCGCCACAAACCAAACGCCCGGTCGTCGGCCACGCCACCGCTGTAGCGACGGCACCACCCGCAGTCCCGGTGGAAAACTGAGCCTGCCCTAGCCCCGACAGAATCGCCGTCGCAAGACTACCGACGGCGCCTGCGGTCACCGCGTTGCCAATAGCGCCTCCCGCGACTAGGAGTGTGTCTTGCGCCAAAGGTATCGACGAGAAGGTAGCGCCACACGGCCGTATTGCAACGATGGTTGGCGTAGCAGTGCCGGCCCCGCCAGGGCCGGTGGAGATATGAAGCAGGTCGGGCAAATAAGCGGCGGGCGCAAGCAGTACTGACTGCGCGCCCGACCCGCCCCCCACGCCACCAGTACCGCCCGGCGCTACTACAGGGGCGTTACCGCCCTGACCCACGGCGAATATACGCACCATGCTGATGCCACGGGGTTTTTGCCAAGTGAACCCACGGAGGCCACAAAACACCGTGCTTCGGACATGTCCGGTATCAGGGATGTGGCCGAAGTCGAGCACGGCTTAATACTTTCCACCGATGCCGATCACCATCCAGCCCGTCGTCGCAGCTCCAGTGGTCGTGCCGAACCCAACGACGACGCGATAACCTGGGGGCAGGGCCAAGCTCATTGGCACTTCGATGTGAGGCGCCGCTGCTGTCTGGGACACCGTAATCGCCGGCAGCGTTACCTCGGTGAACAACCAGGTATCAGCGTTCGAGTTGCCGGTCCATGTGCCCGTGATCGAGCTGATAAAGATCCGGCATACCGTCGCTGCCGTTGTGGTGACCGGCTGGAACGACAGCCTCTGCAGGTAGCCACCGTTCGTGGCGTCGGCCTGGAAGACGGGGTAGAGCGTGCCGGTGCCGTTCTGTGCAGTGTTCGCGGTCGTGCCCTGCAGCCCGCTGATGCACTGGATGTCACCGACCTTGGAATAGATTGGATCGTTGTTCGGGAGAGCCATATTGGTCCTTTAAGGTAGTGCCATGTTGAGTGAGCGGTGTAGCAGCGCGCCGGTATCCTCGCACCAGTGCGACGCAATCGTGCAGAAGACGTCCTTGGTGCCGGCCATGAAGTTCACCTTCACGCCGACGCCGTCGCTGCCGTCGAATACGGAGTCGCGCACGAGCATGACCATTGAAGTCAGGTAGCCGGTCCCCGTCTCCCACTGCCCAGTAGTGTTGTCCACGATGCAGTACAGGAACGGCACGCCCACACCGAACGCGGTGAAGAAGCTCTGGTAGCCCAGTGGGGCGGTGCCCGACAACCAGACGTCGGCGAAGCCGGCGGTTTCGCCTAGGTCTTTAACTCGATCTCGGAAGACAGGCATGACTCACTCCGGTTGGGGCAAGCCCTTGATGTGGCGCTCGTCTTCGGCCGTAACCTGCGCGAGCACAGTCGTCATGTCGTCGCTCGTGATGACGCCCTTGCCTACGAGGATCGACACAAGGCTGGGTAAGTCAGCCCTCTTCAGGTCGATGTACTTGCGCGGCAGGATCAGCGTGACCAGCCCCTGGATAAGAGGGTCAGTGCTGCTGGTGATGGCGAGCGCCTTCGCCCCGAAACGGTCGAAGAACGGGCCAACGTCGATCCAGAAATACTCCGCCGACAAGTTCGGGTCTGACCACGACAGCGGGGGCGGCGGCTCGTAGACGTAGGGTTCGGGCTCAACGTACCACGCCGGCTGCACCGGGGCAGTGTCAGTCGGCGAGTAGCCGAAGTCCCCGTGCAGCTCAGTGCCGGCGTCGTCGAACAGCCGGCCTGAGTCCACTTCAGACCATCCAGTGGTCGCGTCGTTGAATTCGATCTTCCAAAGCACGGTCAGCTCCTTGTCTCAGGCGGCGCCTGCAGCCGAGCACGCTCTTTCTCGAACGCGCTCTTGCAGTGCCAGGGGCCTTGCCACGCGAACAACCAGTCGATGATGGGCATCCAGAAGCGACCCCACGGCCGGCCCTTCGCCCACATGCGGTATGCACGCGACGACAGTGTCTCGTCCGCCCACGCCCCCGCACTGAGCGGAGTGACCAGCACGTTTATGAGCTGGTCAACCGCGATGAAGAGCTGAACGAACCACTGCCTAGCGTCCACGGCTCAGTTGTCGATCTGGAACGTGAGCGCGTTGATGGCGAAGCTCGGGGCGGCGTCGCCAGCGTTCACGGTCTTGCCAGTGGTCAGCGGAGCCCAGATCAACAGGTTGCCGCCCGAGGCTGCGTCGTAGATGCCCACGCCTGTGATCGAGCCCCAGTTCGAGCCGACAGGCGCCGGGAACGTGATCGCCGTGCTGTTGCGCGTGGTGCCGCCCGTACCCGAGCTGACTGCGGTCGTGTTCAGGTTCTGGGTGTTGTCCCAGTTCGTCGTGTTCGACGCCACCGTGACGCGAGCGTAGGCCGTGCCGGAGGTGGAGACCTCAGTGCCTGCCGTGCTGTCTGTCGGGGTCGCGGTCAGCAGGCCCACATACAGGTTCGTCGGCCCCGTGCCGGCTGCGGCGCTGGCGCCGGTGATGCCGATGGCTTGGCCCCGGAAGAGCCAGTCGATCAGCTTGTTTTCGAGGAAGTCGGACATTGATGCCATGGTGATCTCCTAGTTAGATCTAAGTTAGACGTTAGATTATCACGCCGAGCGATCAGGCTTCGTGTCTACGAAGTCGCCCCAACGACTCGTGCCCCTGAACAGCAGCGGCGGTACGGGTTTAGGTTTGGGTGTGGAGGGCCGGTAGCTCACTAAGCGCAGCGAGCCGGTGCGTCGGAGTTCTGCATACAGCGCGTGAGGGAACGGCCCCCAGCGCGACCAGCGCAGCAGCAAGTACCCCTCGTGGCCCTTGAGCACGCGCCTACGGTGCATGAGGATCGCCCAGATCAGGCAGTTGCTGCGCATGGATCATTTGCCTGCCTTCGCCAGCAGCGCCGTTTTGGCCTTGCTGCCTGCGCTGCTGCCGAAAAAATAGGCAACGATCTGGGTCCAGGCTGTGCCCAGGCTGCCCAGCATCACCAGCAGCACGTCGCCGCCGACCTCTGGTTTGCCGTTGGCCAGCAGGTAGGCCAGCACGGCAAAGAAGCCCAAGGTGATGACGATGGCCAATATCTTTGGCGTAGCCGTGTCGGTCGTCTTGGCCGTGCTGGCGCGGGCGTCGTCAACGTCGCTCATGGCCCGACTCCCTGCGACGATTGATAGACGATCATCGCCAGCCACACGATCAGGCCACCGAGCGCTGCTTTGATGCCGTCGGACACCACGGTGGACTTGACGCCGCTCCACCACTTGCCGGTGGCTGCGCGGATGCTGTGGTCCTGGTGGTGGCCGTGGTAGTCAGGCAGGCCCATTGGGCCGTCCAAAAACGCCTGCTCCATTGAGTCGGTGCGGGTCTGGTATGCGGCCAGCTTCTGCAGCAGCATCTCATGTCGGGCTTCGCTGGCTGCGGCGCTGCGGTCGATCATGGCTTTGATCAGGTCGAGTTGGCGGCTTTCGTCGGATACGTGGGCGCGCAGCATCGTGTGGATCACCGTGACCTCGCGGCTGATGCGGGACTCAAGGTATGAGAGCTGTTCCAGCGTGAATCCACCCTTGCCGTCGCCTGGAGGCGGCGAAGCGGCCTCTGCTCGACGTTCGTAGTCGTCCCAGTCAGTGGGGGTTGTCATTGGGTATCCCTGGTTGCGTCGTAGATTCGTTCGCAGGTAAGCCCCGCACGTCTGGATGCGTCAAGCGCTGCAGCGAGTTCAATCGCCTCATCGTCAACGCCTCGGTACAGGTCGGCAAGCACCAAGCCGGGGCCGGTGGCTGCTTCGCCTCCGGTGGCAGTGGTGGTATCGCTGCTGCTCGCACGGGTACTGGCGGCAAGGAGCTTGATGTGTGCGCGCAGCCTGTCAGCAGTAGCGCGAAGCTCAGCAATGCGGCGCTCATCCTGAGAGGCGTCGGCTTTGGCGTTAGATGCGACATGGTCAACCGCCTTGGTTCTGAGTCGTTCAATCTCGCGTTGCCGCTCATCGCTTGCCTGTGAGGCTGCTGCCCATGTGGCGCGGGCCACGGTCAGTTCTGCACGCAGGGCATCGCGCTCCTGCTGGGCAAAGTGCAGGGTCGCCCAGGCGCTGATGACTGCGGCCAGCAGGGTGAGGCCGGCGACAAGGTAGGTCGTCATGGGGCACCTGTGAGGCACAGATCGCGCTCGGTGGCGCGACGCTTGACTAGGCCGGGCAACGAGATGAACACGCCGGCTACCTTGGCGCGCGACCAGCGCGGGAGCTGCTCACAAGCCTCTTTGATCTTGCCTTCCTTGAGCAGACGGGCGGCCGTGCTGTGCATCGGATCGCAAACGATCCTTGGGCCCAAATTGAAGACCGCATCCGAGAACGCCGCGAGCACCGCGGGCGGCAGGCCGGGCTGGCAGCGCTCAACAGCCACAACAGCCGCTGTCATGTCGGCCTCAAGGCGCTGGCGGCATTCGTCCAGGCTGTAGGTGCGGCCGGGCTGCACGTTGGTGGTGCTGCCCCAGCAGACAGTGAGGATGCCCGGAGGGTCGCGGTAGGCGACCTGACGCAACCCCTCCGCAGGCACAGCGATGCCGCAGGCGACAGCGACAGCGGCGAGGATGCGGGGGTTGCTCATATCCCCCCGTAGGCGACGACTCGCGTCTTGTGTTTGGCGCGGTTCCACTCGCGCTCAACCATCCCGCAGTACTCGCGGAACGCCTTGTCGTTCTCTTCCGCACGCGTGCGGTTGAACGTGTCGGCGTCAGCCTTCGCGTACGCGAGCGACTTCATCCACTTGGTCAAGTGGAGGTGGTGCATCGGGTCAATGTCCGCCAGCGCGGAGGTCGGGCCGGTGAGCCCGCTCGACGGGAGCCGGTAGACGTGGATGTCGACGATGTCGTCAGCGACCGGCGTCTGCACCCAGCGCACGATGCCGGGCTCCAGGCCGATGACCATCTCCTTGACCGGCCCGGGCGTACTCACTGAAGACAGTGGGTGGACCGAGTAGCGCCGGTCAAGGTCCGCGCCGTTGATGATGGCGACGTCACGCCCGTCTGAGCGCCGGCGGGCGGACATGATGCGCAGGATCTTGTCGCTGATCTCAGCGTAGGGCTGACCCGCCACCACCCGGATGGCGGTGTCGTCAGAAGTGAAGTCGGAGACCCCGCCGCGCAGCCGCACGAACATCGTGTAGGCGTCGTTGGCATACGCGTACACCTCGGCGTCGGACCAGACGTAGGGATGCTCGACATCCCCTATCTCAGCCCGAAAGAGCGCGACGAGCTCTCCAGTGTTCACTGGTCACTCCCTGTGTCCCGGCCCTGGCGCTGCGGAGGCCGCACGTCCCCCGAGTACGGCCGCGCCGTGTACGCGCTGGCCGCCAGCATCGGGTTCTTCATGTCGCGACCAGTGCGCAGCGAGGCGCGGCTCTTGCGGCGCATGCGCTCCTGCTCGTAGACAGACTGCGAGCAGTACTGCAGGAACAGCGCCTCGTTCTCCTGGGCCTTGGCTGGGTCCAGCGTCTCCGAGTCCTGCTTGCGGTACGCCATGGCCTTCATCCACTTGAGCAAGTGGATGTGGTGCTCTGTGCGCAGGTCGTCGGGTGATGTCGCCACGGTCGCGCTGGCAGTGAGCCCGAGCGACTTGATCGGCAGGCGGCGCACCTGGAGCTTGAGGGTGTCCCCCACCAGCGGGATCGGGTGCAGCGCGGCGTCGCTCTTCTCAGCGCCCAGCACCAGGAACTCGACCGGGCCGGTGCGCGAGCCGACGCGCAGCAGCGTGAGCTTGCCCGAGGCATCCTTCACCAGCGGCGTGTCGGTGTTCTCGATGATCCCGATCTCAGTGCCGTCCGCGCGGAAGGCGCGCACCACACGGATGATCGACGGGTCGAGAGTGATCTCGGTGTCGTTCGCCGCCACGGTCACTGACGTGACCGTCGAGGATGCGTCAGAGACGCCTCCGAGGAAGCGCGTGAACATCGTGTAGGCGTCGTTGAGGTAAGTGAGTACCTCGTCCTCCGTCCACAGATACGGCATCTCGATGTCCGCGACCTCGGTGCGGAAGAGGGCGATGATTTCGCTTACCAACATGAAGCTCTCCTACGGGTTAGTCGTCCTTGCCCGCCATGAACTTCGTCCACTCAACGTCGCGCTCCTTCGGCGTCACGGGGAAGCCCAGCTCGGTGCTGAGCACCTTGGCGTGGGGCGACCCACCGGCGCTGAAGTCTTCGCGGCGGTTGCGGGTGGCGATGATCTCGATAGCGGCCTGGATCAAGCCGGAGCGCTCGACGGGGTCCGTCGGGTCAACCGTCTTGGGGCCAGTGGGCTCGGGTATCTCTTCTTCGGGGAATCCGCCTGCGGCCAAGACGTCGTCCCAGAGCTGCGGAGGTACAAAAGTCGGCACGCCCTTCTCGAAGCGAAGGAAGTGGCCTTGTTTGGTCGCGACCACCTTGTCACGCATCAGAACGAATCGCATAGCTCAGCACCTTGATGGAAGAGCGGGACCCGAAGGTCCCGCCCGGTTGCAGGCTTAGGAAGCCTGGACTTCGGTCGCGCGGCCGACCACGATGTACTGGACCCGCAGCGTCGCAGCTCCAGCAGTCGTCGCGCCGGTGGGCGTCACGGTGAGGCGGATCGCCTCGCCCGTACCGACGTAGCCGGTGGGCACCAGCGCCGTACGCCCAGCCGCCTTGCGGTCAGCAGTGGCGAGGTAGCGGTTGGTGCTGCCCGAGTCGCCGACGATCAGCGCGTAGGTCGTGCCGTCGAAGGCAGTCGTCACAACCAGCTCGCCGCCAACCACCACCGCGTTGGGCGGCAGGTTGATGATGTCGAAGGCGTGAGCCGCGGCGGTCGTGAAGTTGTCCGACGCACCCGACGTGTTCGTCATGGTGTCGCCGAAGGCCCAGCTGAACTCAGCGGTCAGCACGGTTTGCGCAGTGCGCGAGGGACGTAGAGTTGCCATGGTCTGTTCTCCGATCTAAGTTAGATTACTGGGCAACGTAGACAGAGATCACGCCGAAGTCCTCGGTCGCGCCCGCCTCGTAGATGTTCTTGAAGACAGGCTTCTTGAACCCGAGGATCTTGCCAACCGAGATACCCTGCTGGTTGCCGTAGTCGAACTCCTTCTCGACCCACTCGGGTGCGCCGATGTCGGCCATGCCCAGAGCTTGCGCGCCGCAGAACAGCATCTGGCATCCGTCGACGAGGTTGCCGGCGCCCCACTTGCCCGTGCCGCTGACAGCGTTACGGGTGTTGTAGACGTGGCGGAACTCGTGCAGGTAGATGCCGTCGACCTTGACGCTGGAGCCGCTGAACAGAGCCTCGTTCTTGCTCGTCTGGGACGAGTAGCGCAGGTTCTGCATGTAGCTCGGGTCGAGCTTCAGCTTGGCCATGGCCGAAGGCGACAGGAAGGCGTGGTAAGTCTCCTCGCCGCCGTCTTCCTTGATGCCGCGCACATAGCGCTCCTTGGCGAACGCCTTGAGCTGCACGAACATCTCCCAGGTGGGGGTGTCCGTCGCAACCACGTCGCTCGTGGCGGCGTTGGTGATGAGCTTCTTGGTGGCGCTCGTGCCATCCCAGCGCAGGCGGCGGTTAGCCGTCGGTGCAGTGACGTCAGCGGCGAACTCCAGGCTGGACAAGTCAGACCCGGTGCGGGCGTAGCCCGTGTTGAAGTTCGTGTACGGCACGCCGGAGAGCGTCAGGAACGCCATCTGGTCGATGCGGTCAGCGAGCCAGTACGCCAGAACGTCGCGGCTGTTGCCACGGAATTCGACGATGCTCTTCTGGTCGGCCATGCGGCCTTCATGCCGGTTGGCGTGGCGAATCTGGTCGATGCGGATGACCTGATCAAAGGTCTGCATCGCCTCTTCGTTGCCTTCCAAGGTGCGGTCGCCGGCAACGCCGTCGCCCTGCAGGTCGGCCAGCAGCGTGATGACTGCGCGGGCGCCCTTCTCGGTCTTCTTCAGCTCGGTGATGTGCTGAATCAGGCTGTTCGGGCCTTTGCCCATGAAGCGGTTGAGGAACGACTGGTTGCGCGCTTGGCGCCACAAATCCATGCTCCATACCGTCTTCTGTTCAGACGTGAGCAGGCCAAAATTAGTGAGTGCCATGACGGCTCTCCTTCACAGATGACAAGACGAATGCCCGTGATGGGCGCCTTGCCGTGTGTCGCCACGACCTGCGAAGGGTGGAAGGTGCTGTCGGGACCTTGCCTTAACCGGATTGGGTCGAACTCTACTCTAAGTTAGACCAGAAGAAAAGAGGGCCGGCACAAAGCCGACCCAAAGCCGTTCCCCAACGGTCAAACCCCTACAAATTCATCTCCGCGCAGCTTGGCGAGGGTCTTCTCGTCCAGCTTGGCAAACTCGTCCTGGCCCATCTTCATGACCTCCTTGGCATTCAGCGTGCCCAGCTTGTCACTATCGAGGCCGACCTTGTTCGTGTTCGGTGGCTGGCGCGTGGCGGCATCGACCGCCTTGCTGCGAGCGGCCTTGGCGCGTTCCTCGGCGGCGGCCTTGGCGAGGTCCGCCTTGTCGACCCGGACCTCAGCCTCAACAGCGCGCTCCTGGCGCACCGTGGCAGGCTTCATGACCGTCTTGACCGCCTTCTGGATCGCCTCAGCACGGCTGTACCGACCGGTGGCGACGTAGGCGTCGCGCAGCTCGACGACCTCACGGGTCTGGGCCTCGTCGAAGTCATCGTGGTCCGGGTTCAGAGCCGGGTACGCAGCCTCCAGGCGCTCGACGGTGGTGTCGTAGCGCACGCGCTCGTACGCCCTGCCCTCCGCAGCCTGGATGGCGGCCATGGACTTGCTCTCGATGATCGACCGCTCCAGGCGGCGGATCTCGGACATAGTCTTGCCGGCCTTCTCAGCGTCGCCGTCAGTGACCAGCTTGGCGTAGCTCTCTTCGAGCTTGAGCAGCCTGTCCTCAGCCTCAGTGAGCTGCTCGTTCGTGGCAGCGAGCTGCTGGCCCTGACGGACGTTGGCGAGCTCCTTCTCCAGGGCGGCGCGCTGCTCGCGCTCCTTCTCCAGGATCTCTTTGTGGCGAGCGAGCGGGATACGAGGCGCGGCCTTCTTCTTGGCCTCCTTGTCCTCCTTGTCCTCCTTGTCCTCGCCCCCCTCCGCCTCGTCGGCCTCAGCCTTGTCTTCGACGCCGACCTTCTTCAGGTCCTCGTCAGTGACCTCAGCCTTGGCTGGGTCGGGCTTCTTGTCTTCGACGTCCTCGGTCGGGGTCCAGTTGTCGCCACGGTCTTCAGTTTCGCCGGCCATATCAGGCTCCTTGGGTAGTGGGTTGAGGTTGTGGGTTCGCAGCCTGCTGGATGCGGATCTGCCGCTCAGTGGCGGCCTGCTCAGCCTTGAGCTGCGCGTCCTGCTGAGCCTGCTGGCGCTCGATCTGCATCTTGTGGTGCAGCTCGGCGTAGTCGAGCTCCTTCTGGTGCTCGAACTTCTGAGTCTCCAGGGCCATGTCCGCCTGGGCGGTCATCATCTTCACCTGGAGGCCGTTGTCCTCGGGAGGCGTGGCGGCCTCCTTCTGGGCTGTGGCCATCTCCTTCTGGGTCTTCGCCTGCCGCAGCCCGGTGTCCGCAGTCTTGTTCTGCGCCTCAGCCTCAGTCTTGACGACCTCAGCCTCCATGGCGCGCAGCTGGAGCTGCTGCTGCTGCTGAGCCTCGGGGCTGTTCGCAGCGGCGTTCATCTTCTCGACGATCTCCTTCTTGTTGATCAAGCGGCTGGCAGCGATCAACACGTCGTCGGGAATACTGACGCCGGCCTCGCGCATGCTCATGGCCTGCTCGAACTGGCTGTCCTCCAGGGTCTCGCGCTGCGGCACGCTGCTGATGACGACGTCGTACTCGCCGAGCGTGAGGTCGTTGAGGATCTCCTGGTACGGAGAGCCTTCTTCCCCGGTCATCGGCTCGGGGTTGGGCTGGTTGATCCCGAAGGTCTCAGTCTCGCCGGTAATCTTGTCGTGCGTAATCGTCAGCAGGCGGGGCTCGGTGTAGAACTCCTGGATGAGGTCCAGTACGTTACGGGCGAGGATGTAATCCGTACGCACGAGGCTATCCAGCGGCTTCGCGAGATTGGTAGATCCAGCCTGACGCTTGGCCTGAATCGCTTTCGCAGCAACATCCTCGCGATCAAAACCCTGCATGCTGTCGGACACGCCAGAAATCGTCTTGATCGACTCCTCAGCCTTGAACGCAACCCGATCCAGCCCCTGCGGTACGGCATTCGGGGTGATCTTGACGAAGTCCTTGTCGGGATCACCGGCGGTCTCCAGTACGAGGCCAGTCTCAGCACCGCGCTGCTCCAGCTCCTCGATGCTCATGTTGATCAGCGCACCGGCCTTGACCTTCCAGCCGCTGTTCGCCGTGGTGTTGACCACGTGCAGCTCCTGACTGGTGGCCTTGTTGAGCAGCTCCTGCGGCCCGGTGAGGTTCTCGACGAGGCCGATCGTGTTCCCGTAGCGGAAGTACGGGAAGTACGGCACCGGCGTGAAGTGCTTGTACGGGCTCCAGTCGTCGTGGAGCACGAAGTTGTCGGCCACCACGATCCACTTGATCCGGTGCACCAGCTTGGGCACGACCTGGAAGCCGAACTTCTCGACGAACCACGCGATCTTGTTGCGGTCGAAGTCCTTCGGGATGGCACGCATGTCGCCCGTCTCGGGGCTGACGAAGTGCTTCTGCTTGTCCAGCACGCGGTACTGGCGCTCGATGACGCGGATGTTCCGCATGACCGAGGATTCGTCATACGTGCCGTTGTACATCGGGTTGAACCGGTCCCCGAAGCGGTCGCGGCGGCTCTGGATGCTGTCGTAGCCGTAGGGGAAGAAGCTCTGCTCGCGGTTGCGCAGCGCCTCGGCGTCCTCGGGGTTGTAGAGGATCGCTATGTCGTCAGCGGTCATCCACTTCGTCACGAACACCTCGTTCCAGGTGTCCGGGTCGTAGTGCTCGCCGTCCGGGTCAATGATGACGTTCTTCGAGTTCAGGTTCTCGATGCGAACCTCGCCCTGCATGGAGTCGTTGAAGTCCAGCCGCACGTCCAGGAAGCCCCGGCTGCGGATCACCCCGTCAGCGAACATGTCGCTGCGCTTCCAGTCGAGCTGGTTGTTGTCGCTGATCTGCTTGAACACCTTGACCAGGATCGCCGCAGTCTCCTCCGGCGCGCCTGACCGGGGCCGGAAGCTGATCTCACTGCGGTTGAAGATCTGCTCGCCCATCACGTTGCTCATCGTGCTGATGATCTTGTTGATCGTCAGCGCCGGGCGGCGCGAGGCCTGGAGAGTGGCCTTGTCCTTGGCCTCCCACTGGTCGCCGGCGAAGTAACGCTCGCACAAGTCCGCCTTCTCGACGAACTTTGCGTGCCCGTTGTCTCTGGCCCAGGCGTAGCGGTGCCAAACTTTGATGGATGTACCAGTATCAAGTGGCATGGCGGACCTACTTCAGGTTGGCGAGCTTGTAGAGCGCTCGGTCACACAGAGCCGTGATCTCGTCGATCAGGTTCTCCAGCTCGCGCTGTCCCCGGGCGGCATCAGCCCGGTGCGCTGCGAGCCACTCGCGCAGGTCCTTGATGGGGGTAAGTTCGCCCGGGTGGACCGGGATCTCGGGGTAGCTGGGGATCACACCAAACACACCCTGGTAGCACTCCGCGAACTCGTCGATGGCGTCGATGATGTCCTCGTAGAACTCCTTGAGCGCCACGTGGGCAGCGTAGGAGCGGGTGCGGAGGTGCGCGAAGTGCGTCGCGGTGCGCGCTGCGAAACAGCGGGCGATGAGCTCATCAGCACAGGGCTTGGACTTGTCGTGCGTGGTCATGTCAGTACCCTTCAGGGAGCGTGCCGCACGTGATGGTCGGGTTCGCCGGCCACTGCGCCTTCTCCCACAGCGGGGCGGGCTTCGCAGGGGTGGGGCTGGCGACCACCTGGGCCAGAGCCTGAGCCAGCACGCTGGCCGGTATGGCGACAGTCGAGTCCAGGGCGTACCCGCTCAGGAAGCCGCGCATCCAGAAGATGAACTGTTCAGGGGTCATGTCAGGCCGCCATGTGTGTTGCCCCGCCTACGTGGGGCGAAACCCGGAGCTTGTCGCGCCAGGAGCCGAGGTCTTTGCTCTTGAGCTTGGCGGGCGGCGGGCGGTTCACGACCAGGGCGGCCATCCAGGCGGCGGAGTCAACGCAGTCGTCGTGGACGCCGGCGGGGAAGCGCAGCATCTCCGCCCTGACCGTGTCGAACCACTCGCCTTTGTCGCTGAAGCTGACCATGCCCTGCTGCATCCGTCCCTGGAGGACCCGTGCCCGTGCCATCTTGTCGGTGAGGGGCTTGAGCACCTCGATGACCGGGTAGACCCTCCGCTCGCGCATGCGGCGCTTCAGCAGTGATTCGATAGCCCGGAAAATCTGCCCGTCCTCAAAGCCCAATATCAGGTGCGGACTGTACCACCTCGAACTTAGATTCAAGATAGATTCCACGATGAAGAAAATATCACCGGACTTGAAGCGCAGTACCTCCGCGACGTGCAGCATGTCGTCGTCGTCCTGCAGCCCGACGGTGCCGACCGTGTAGTCGTTCTGCTTCTTCTCACTGATCGCGAAGTCCCACGCGATATAGACGTTGCACCGCTTGACGTTGGGCGTTGGGGTGCGCTTGAACTGGTCCTTCGTGAAGTACGCGCCGTCGTCAGGCACCGGGTTCTGCTGGTACAGGGCGCTCCAGAACCGCGGCGGGATCGTCTTCTTGATCCGGTTCAGCTTGACCTCGAACCCCTCCTCCAGGTCATCCTTGGGCACGATCTGGTCCGTGGTGAGGTCGAGCCACTCGTCATGTTCAGCGACGGCTGGGTACTTGACTATTTCAAATTGGTCCGCGTCGGGGTCTGCCTTCATGGCCATCTGCAGCCGGCCGGCGAGGTCATCATCGTGCCAGCTGGTCTGTATCAAAAGTACGCCCCCGCCGGGGGCAAGACGCGTGTAGGCGGTCGAGCCGTACCAGTCCCACAACTTCTCGCGGATGTCTGCGCTGTCAGCGTCCTCAGCGTTCTTGATCGGATCGTCAATAAGTAGGCAGAAACAGCCCTTGCCCGTGATACCGCCACCCACGCCGGCGGCGACGTAGCCGCCCGGACTCCCCTGCACGCCCCACTCCTCGGCACTCTGGTGATCTGGATTCAACCGCGCGTCGAACACCGTCTGATAGACCGGGTCGTTGATCGTGTCCTTCACCTTGCGGCTGAAGGTCATGGCGAGGCTCACGTTGTACGAGCAGGCGATGATCTCGTGGTCTGGGTGGCGCCCGAGGAGCCTGGGGCTCAGGCCCTTGGCGACGTCGTCGCTGAAGCGCTCCAGGCGGCGCGCAATGTCCTCGTGGACCCATCCGGCCATGTACCGGGGGTTGATGCGCTGCGTGAACGGGATCAGACGGCGTCGAGCGAGGACACGAGCGGCCAGCTCACGCTGAACTGCGAGGGCTTTGGGGGTCAGTTTTGGGCGACTTTGGGGGTTTTGAGTCACTCTTCATCCTCTTCCCCCGGCTCCGGCGTGTTTTCGAGCAGTGCGAGCTCTTGCGTGGCGCCCTGCTGGATGATTCGGAGCAATTCGGCGTCGGAAAGCCGGTTCAAGCGGTTCATCTCGATGGAACCGGTCACGTTGATGTCCAAACGACGCTTCACAGGCTCGAAGTACCCGCACATCTGACCCACGGTCTTCCAGCCGGTGATCACGCCCGCGCCGTCCGAGGTCATCTTGCACATCTCAATGCCGTCGAGCAGCCCGTCCATGACGCGTTTTCGCGTCATTTGAGAGGCTTCCTCATAGGCGGCCTTTTCGGCGTTGTAGAGGGCGATCGCCTGCGGGAAATGGACCAGCTTATACGCGTAAGAGGCCCCGTCACCGTATCCGGCGCGCGCAGAGGCTGAGGAAATTGACTCGCCTTGCGCCCAGTACTTGACGAAGAGCTTGGCTTTTTCGGTCAGCGGCTTGTTCGGGTCGATCGTCGTCGCGATTTCCGCTGTCGGGATGTTCGTCGCGTTGCGATATTTGGCGCGGTTGTCGGCGATGTGGGGTTCACGGTCTTTAGAAGCGCCGCGCTTCTTCGTGAGGGGTCGAGTGACGACCTTCTTGCCTCGTCCATTGCCGAAGTTGTTCAGTCCGTCGGGGTTTGGTGGCTGGGGCTTGGTCATGAGGCTTGGATTCTAAGGTAGGTCGAATTTCGACACAGAAATTTTGGCAAAAAATTTTGCAGATCCAGCCTCGTGAGGCTCTTATCACCCGGTCGTCATTCGACGTACCGGGTTCGGATTCCGTTTCCGCTTCGGGAGATAAGGATGCTTATCCACCAGTGAGCTTCGCTTCGCTGCGCTCACTCGTTCGGCGGTTGTGTTCTTTCACCCACCTGATAGGTACACCACCATGAACGAATCCACCATCACCGTCATCCGCACCACGATGCGCATTGCCGTCGGCACCATCGCTGCGTTCGGCCTCGCCTGCTCGTTGAGCGTCTTCCTCTGGACATGGCTCAGCTGCCTGCTCGCCGCCTTCCTCACGGTTCTCTTCCGTGAGGAGCTCACCGTCATCGCTGACCGTGCCACCGACTACACGGTCGACGGTATCGCATGGGCAATCGTGCAGTACCGGCGTGCCAAGGCCAAGGCCGACGCCACCGTCTGATCCCCTCCTCCACTGAGCCCGCGTTCCGCGGGCTCAGTCGTTGTGCGCTTGTGTTCTTTCCACCCTAATAGGAGTTACCTCATGTCCACTATCAAGTCCGCCACCAAGGCTGAGCTCATCGCCCTCTTGATCGAGGCCAACAAGGAACGCGAAGCGCTGCGCGTTAAGGTCGCTGAGCTGTCCGCCAACAAGCCTGCGCTCAAGCCTACTCGCCCGGTGTACACACCGCCGGCGCCGACTGCTGAGCAGCTCGCCTTCCGTGCCTCGCTTGCCGCCGCACGTGAACTCGCCATGCGCACCGGCAAGTCCGTGCGCGTCGGAGCCTGACATGAAGACCAACGCTCGCTATCACGCCAACATCAAGAGCGCCCTTCGGGGCGTTTTTGGTTTGGCCCTCATGGTGTACGCGGCACTCATCGTGCTGTGGGTTATCGCTGCACTGTTGTGAGCTTCGCTTCGCGAAGCTCACTCGGTTTGCGATTGCGTTGTTGTGAACAGCGCTGTGCATCGCTTGCGGTGCACATCGGCGTTCATGCGCCATCTCAACTTTCAACCAACGGAGAACTACCATGGCATCACGTACCACTACCAAAGCTCGTGCAGCAAAGACTGTCGTCACACCCATCATCGAGGACACGCCAGTCACGGCGGACGTCAGCGAAGAACAGAGCTTGTTCGAGCGCGCACGCGTCGCGGTTGATCAGTGGATGCAGTCCACTGCTCGCCCGACTTGGATGCGCACTGCAGTCGCATCGTTGCTCGGCCTCATTGCTGCGGGCTCTGCATACTTCTTCGGCGCGCAGTGGCTCACGTCACTCGTGCTGTGGACTGCGTCGCTTACCGGCTCTGCGTTCGTCACGTTTCTCGTGGCGTTCATCGGCACGATCCTCGTCGTCATGTCCACGTACACATGCGGCATGTGGGTGTTTGAGCAAGCCCGTGCGTTTGATATGCGCACGATGAAGTCCCGCATCAGCGGGTTCTTCGGCGGCAAGGAGAACGCACATGCTTGAAATGGGCGTGGTCGTGGGGCTTGGCCTCATCGTCATGTTCGCACGGCTCTCGTGGCCGCGCCGCATGTGGATGCTGAGCAATCCACTCGCTGTCGATGTGATGATTTTTCTTTTCCTCTCACTGCTGCACTGGGGCACCTTCAGTGGCCTCATGGTCGCCGCAGTGGGAGCTTTGTTCTGTTCCTTGACGTTGTCGTTAGGCCGCTGGGCTTTCGGCTACGTCGAGAACAAGCGCTACCACTCTGGCGTGATCAACATGGAGCACAAACTATGAAACCACGTCCCCAACTCGAACTTGGATTCGACGTCGATGATGACGTCGATGATGACGTCGATGAACCGGATGACTCATCCGATCCATTCGTCGTCCTCTCGCAACGTGAAGAGCAGTCAGGTATCCCGCTGTTCTTCATGCCTCGCACTTAACAACTCAGGCAGCGACTCAGCTGCCCCCGTACTCACACGGGCTTGTGTCCTTCATTGGGCACAAGCCCGTGTGCGTTTCTGCACTCGCGTATGAGCACCACGTCATGGGCTCACATCAATCTCAACCATCGGAGCTTTCAAATGTCTCGCATTCATTTCATCAGCAATACCCACGCCTCTACCGAAGCTGCTGCTCGTGCGGCTGAGGGCAAGAGCGATCTGCTCTTCAATCCCCTCCCCGCGGTCAAGACGATCTTCGACTTCGACCTCGTCGAACACATCCGCACCATCACCTCTGAAGTGATGCGCAACGAACTGTTGAACTCCCTCGCGTTCAGCTGCGACGCGCACATCAACATCACTCTCGGCCGTCTGCTCAGCCAGTTCTACAACGCTGACGTCGGCGAGGATGAGGTCAAGCCGTGGGAGTCGTACTCCGAGTTCTTGCACTACGTCCAGTCCATGGAGAACAACAAGCAGTTGTTGTTGGATATGGGCATCGACGCACCTGACAACCATCTGCTCCTGCAGAACCTGTACAGCTTGCGTCTGGAATGCCATCGTCTCCTCGGAGATGGCAAGACCGACTACCAGGAACCTGACCTTGAGGAGTTCATCGCCAACCCACGTCTGCGTACAGCGACTCCCACGACCTACCTCAAGTGGGAAGATCTAGCAGCAGATGAAGCCGAGGGCGATCTTGACCTCAAGAAGGAGATCCTTGAATCCCTGCAGATGAAGGCCAAGGCCAAGGCTCTGCAGTCTCTGAACTGGGACAAGCAGCGCAGCGTCGCACTACTCATGTTGCTGCGCGCATTCCGCCTCACGGATGCCAAACGCGACATCGCGTACGACAACGAGTACTACCCATTCGATCATCTTCCTGCAACCATGCAGCTCAAGCTCATGCAAGGCGCGCGTCGTGCAGTCGGCAAGTTCATCGACCGTGCTGCAGCCGACGACAAGATCGACGGTCTTGAGTTCGCCAAGTTCCGCAAGGAGCGCAAGCCTTACCTCAAGTCTCTCGACGCGGCGATGAACCACCCGCGCTTCGTCGACATCGAGTAGCCCTCAGTCCAGCCGCTCAGGCCCCACAGCCTGAGCGGCTCTCACGCTCTGCGGGAAGGGCAACGGACTGCCCTTGTGATCTTGCACTTGCGATCCCTATCCTTTATAGGAAAAACATTTCTATATTTATACTCTTTATACTCCTTACAAGAGATAAGATTATAAGTATAAGAGTATAAGAAGTATAGGTTCTCATAGGTAGAGTGCCTCATTTTTAAGCACCTCTCCTTGTGCTTTTCCTTGTGCTTTGCCTCTCCCCAAAATCGCTGTACGATCGAACTTCGATCTGTCTTCGACTCTCCTCCCCGAGGCCCTTCATGCACTTATGTTTTCTTGAGGCTTCAGTGCCTCTGACCAAGACCTTCACGATGAAGGCCGGAGCCCTCACAAAGCAGCCTTACCCCTTCATCTGGGAGTTCACCTCCCACATCGAAGACATCACCACGCTGCAGCAGATGCACACCGCCCTGGTCAATCACGCATCGCTCGGGCACTGTCTGCTGAAGGGCACGCTGCACCATCCGCTGGTGAACGAGTCCCGTGCAGGGTCCACTGTCACCGGCGACATGACTGAGTTCATCGTCTTCGATCTCGACGGACTTGATGTCGCATCCGTCGATGACTTTCTCCTCGCCCTTGGCGTCGCCGATGTCTCCCACATCGTTCAGTGGTCAGCGAGCCAGGGGATCTCCGACAAGTTGCTCCACGCGCACATCATCATGCTGCTCGACCGCACGTACGCAGCACCTCTGCTCAAGCAGTACCTCATCCAGAAGAACCATGAGGTCGAGTTGCTGTCGAGTGCACTCACTCTGACCAAGACCGGCAACTCAATCCGCTGGCCGCTGGACATCAGCGCGTCTCAAAACGACAAGCTGATTTACATCGCGCCTCCAGTCCTGCGCGGACTGAAGGACCCGATGGGCAAGAACCAGCGCATTCAGCTCAACCTGCGCGGACAGTCTTGTCTCAAGCTCAGCGGGCAAGTCAACTCCACGGACAAGAACCGCGAGCTGACCAACACCGCCATCTCCCGATTGCGTGAAGCAGCTGGTCTGCCCAAGCGCAAGATCACCTACAAGATGCACGGCACGACTGAGGTGATGGTCAAGCCTGATGCGTGCGTGATCACAGAGATGAAGACCGAGCGTGGGTTCGTGTACTTCAATCTCAATGGTGGCGACAGCTGGGCGTACTACCACCCGGAAAACAGCCCGGACTTCATCTACTCCTTCAAGGGAGAGCCAGCGTACCTCACCAAAGAGCTGCTGCCTGACTACTGGGAGCAGCTGCACTCCACGATCAACTCGAAGGTAACGAGCCAGGGCATCCTGAAGCTGGCCTTCCTCGATCGCGCCACTTCAACCTACTGGCGTGGCTCGTACGACACGAACACGGACACGCTGACTCTGCACCCAGCGAAGAACGAGACGCAGATCAGGCACTTCGCCAAACAGACTGGCACACCGCTTGGTGATTTCATCCCTGAGTGGGACATCACGTTTGACCCGAAAGATAACGTGCGTGTGGACCCAGTCAACCGCACGATCAATCTCTTTCAGCCCACCAGCTTCATGCTGGCTCAGGTCAAGAAGGTCAACCAGGTCCCGAAGACCATCCTCAAGGTGATGGACCACGCGCTGGGCGGTAGCCCGGAGGTGCTCGATCACTTCTTGAACTGGCTCGCATTCATCTTGCAGGAGCGTGACCGCACCAAGACTGCATGGGTGCTGCACGGTACGCATGGCACAGGCAAGGGCCTGCTGTGCAATGACATCTTGCGCCCTGTGTTTGGCCAGAACCAGACCGCAGCTCGCAGGATGGAAGAACTCGATAGCCCATACAACCACTTCATGAGGAACTCGTTCCTCGTGTTTGTGGATGAAGTTCAGACCAAGGCGTTGCAGAACGAGCGCTCAGTCATGGCGAAGCTCAAGAACTTCATCACTGAGCCCATGGTGCCAGTGCGCATGATGTATGCGAACGCCATTGAGGCGCGGAACTACACGAACTGGCTGTTCCTCAGCAACATGAGCGACCCGGTCAGTATCGACAAAGGCGATCGCCGCTTCAATGTCGCCAGTTACCAGCCGCACAAGCTGGTGATCACGGACAAGGAGATCGCCACGATCCCCAGCGAGTTGCAGGCGTTTCACGACTATCTCATGTCGTACGCCGTCGATGCGGATCGCGCACGCACCGTGCTGCAGAACCAGGACCGGGACACGATGATCAGCATCTCCGAGTCGTCGATCGACTCCGTGTGTGGTGCGCTACTCGAAGGGAACTTCGAGTTCTTCATTGATCAGTTGCCTACGAGCGACGCCTACAAGGCCAATGCAGCTGAGCACAACCGGGTGGAGAACTACCGCGATGTGCTCAAGGCGCTGCTTGAGCGCACAGATGTGCGTGATGGCGGCTGCTCGATCTCACGTGATGAGCTGCGCACGCTGGCTGACTACACCGTCGGTGGCATGCCCAGCAGCCCGAACAAGTTCACAAGTCTCTTGAAACATCACCGCATCCACATCTCGGCTGTGTGGGTGCCCAGCAAGACTGTGAACGGCATCAAGGTCGTGTGGCAGGACGCGAAGTCGTGGCCTGCGTACCGCGACATCCTCATACCCCCAGCACCCAAGGCATCGAAGGTTGTGCCGCTGAAGAGAAAGGCAGCAGCATGAGCCGCACATGCAGCGGGTGCAGCAAGCCGTACGACGCAGACACCGTGAACAGTGGCTTGAGATCCCCGACGAGGTCGGCGACAACTGGCACGTCGACGAATACGACGGCTTCGAGCACGTCGCTGAGAACCACCGCACCTGGAGCTGAGTCATGAAGCCCACTCTCCGCGACCGTGTGGTCGCGTTCATCACCGAGCACCCGTACTGCAAGCGCTCCGAGTTCTCTCATCTCGACCCGAAGGGCGGTGCCTTGTCCATCATCCTGAACCGACTGGTGAGGGACAACGTGATTGACCGCATAGGCGACGTCGAAGAGCGCGACGGCGCTATGTACGTCATGGCCAACGTGGCCGAGACGATGGGCTGCGATGTGCCTCGCACGCCCAGCGTGTGGGCGTATGCACAAGGAATACGGATATGAAGACCTACAACCAGGAAGGCCGTAACACGGTCATCGCCGCGCTCGCCTCTGGCCCAAAGACATTCAGCGAACTGCGCAAGTTCACTGAGATGGACCGCCACGTGCTCGATCGTGTCCTGCGCTGCGGCATGGACCACGAGGTCTTCTTCAGGACTGGCAAGCTGGGGTCTTTTGTCTACTCACTGACACGGCCGAAGAAGATCTACCTCAACAGCGTGTGGGCGCTGGGAGCAACGGTATGAACCGCAACAAGCTCGTCGTTGCGATCGCATGGCTGCAGCTCGCCGCCGGTGTCATCTACTGCCTGACATGGAGACCGCTATGGACGAACTGACAAAGAACGCTTGTGAGTTGGCGCTTGAGTTCGTGGAGTTCTGCTGGCGTGATGTCAGCTTGAACGACTACGCTGAGGAGAAGCGGGCTGAAGTCGAAGCAGCCCTGCGTGCCGCCTTGGCACAGCCGCAGGGGGAGCCGGAGCTTGAGACGTACAAGCGGCTGTACGAGGAACGCGGAAAAGCACTGGCCCGCCCGTGCATCCAGTGCGGGTATGAACCAAAGACCGTGCGCGCTGCAGCCCCACCCCAGCGCACGCCGCTGACGAACGGTGAAATCTACACGGCGTATATCACAGCAACAAACCAAACACTGCGCTCGCAGGATGAGCGGTTGGCGTTTGAATTCGCCCGCGCCGTCGAAGCAGCCCACGGCATCACGGGAGCTAAGCCATGACAGACCTACGCAAAGCCGCACAGGCGGCGTTCGACTGTTTGGACAATTTCTTGGCTGGCAACGACATACAGCAGCCGATAGAGGAAGTCTGGGAAGACCTGCGTGCCGCCTTGGCACAGCCGCAGGGTGAGCCTGCGGTCTGGATACAGCCCGACCACCTCGCAAAGGCGCGGGTGGCCCCGCACCTCTCGCGGGTCGAGCCGACACGGCGGTGTGCTGACTTCGTGCCGCTCTACCTCACACCGCCCACCCAGCCGCAGGGCGAGCCGGTGGCATGGATGTCGTCAACCGGCAGCGTCATCGCTGCGTACGTAAAGGCGAATCCTGGAGTGTCGGCGGAAGAGTGGAGTATTCCCCTCTACGCAGCACCGCCAACCCCAGCACCGGCCACGCCACTTCTCGACTGCCGCACATGCTCCCGCGGAGCATCCGGCAGTTGCAATGCAGTGGTGCTGTGCATTGACGGCGCGCAGTACAAGCCGACGAACCCGCATAGGTATTGGAAGGAGTCGGTATGAGCGAAGCCCACGCTGCATACGTGCGGGACATCATGCGTGCCACCGGCCAGTCCCGGCGTGCAGCGCAGGAGGTCCTCGCTCACCGCATGGGCTACGAGACCTACACCGAGATGATGCGGTTGCTGGAACCCGAGCCCGAGGTAAAGCCTGAGCCCAACCCAGTGGACGGTGCGATGCCCGTAGCCACCAGGGCGCTGATCTTCTTCACGTCCTGCCCCGACATTGAAATGTCCACCAAGGACATGCGGGTCAAGTTTGGGCTGCACGAGCGCTGCAGCCTCAACAGGTACTTGTACCCACTCCTACGGCGGAACGTCATCACTCGCCGCATCGCCGACCACACGTCGTTCTACAAGGCAGGACCTGCCCTGCTGCGAGAGCTGGGCGATGAGGTCTGAGCACCCGATAGAAATTCTTGATCCCGCTCTGCCTCCGCAACTCTTACTCTCGAACTTCGATCTAAAGGAGATCTACCGTGCCGCCCTACCCTCGCACCATCTTCCTCGACAGCCGTCGGCGGCGAGCCCGTGAGGCAGCAGTGCTGCTTGCCCTCGCCGTTGTGTCGTTCGCAGTCGCAGTCGCAATCTTCTTCGGCATCGGCGCACTGATCGCCAAGTAGTTCAACGCCGGTGCAGGTGCAGGTGGGGAGTCATTTACCCCACTGAGCGGTTCGAGTCCGCTGCCTAACTCCTCCCCATTCACTCACACAAAACTTGGAGCCGCTGCATGAAACCTTCCCAACTCTTCACCGCCCTCAACACGCTCATCGACTGCCGCCTCCCCGCTTTCATCTGGGGTCCGCCGGGTATCGGCAAGAGTGACATCACTGCGCAGGTCACTGCGCATCGCGCCAAGCGCATCAAGGGCTACGCCCTGCGTGATGTACGCCTGGGCATGCTCGACCCGACGGACATCAAGGGCTTCCCGATGCCCGACACCGTCAAGAAGCACATGGCGTGGTTGCCGCCGAACTGGTTGCCTACCAAGGGCAACGGTCTGCTGTTCCTCGACGAGATGAATGCAGCGCCGCCCATGGTGCAGGCTGCTGCGTACCAGCTCATTCTCAACCGTAAGGTAGGGGACTATGAGCTCCCCGTGGGATGGGACGTGGTTGCTGCCGGCAACAACGAGACAGACCGCGCCGTCACTCACCGTATGAGCACGGCGCTTGCCAACAGGCTGATCCACTTGACTCTTGAAGTCGACCTGGACGAATGGGCGCTGTACGCCAGCAAGAACGACATCACTGAGAACACCGTCAGCTTTGCTCGGTTCCGCCCAAGCCTGCTGCACAACTTCAACCCCAACGCCAAGGGGCACGCATTCCCAAGCCCGCGCTCGTGGTTCTTCGCTGACAAGATCATCCGCGAAGGCGACCTCAAAGGCGACACGCTGCGGCAAGTGCTGTGCGGAACCGTCGGCGATGGTGCTGCTGGTGAATACCTCGCGTTCCTTCAGGTCGTCAGCTCACTGCCTACACGCGAAGAGATCCTGCTCAACCCGACGAAGGTCCCTGTGCCCACCTCGCCGGCTGTGCTCCACGCCATCGTCACGATGCTGGAGCGTGCCACGACGACCAAGACGTTCGGGCCGTTCCTCGATTACGTCAACCGCATTCCTCGGGACTACCAGATGGCCTTCATCAAGGCCTCGCTGGCTCACTGCCCGGAGGTCGCCCTTGATCCGACCTACAAGACTTGGGCACTCACAAATACAGACTTGGTGACTTGAATGACAACTTCTCTCACTGACCACGCCATGCTGGTCGCACTGAACATCCGGCAGTGGTCGGCGCGTAAGCACGACCGCGCCGTCACCAGTGAGGTCGACAAGACTCATGGCGCCAAGGACGGCGGGCGCTACAACAAGCTGCTGATCGACAAGGCTGCGCTGGAGCCTGCCGAGAAGATTGCCGGCGCTGCCCGTGCACACCACTACAAGCTCACGCTTGCATGGGGTGACAACGGCGATCGGCTGCTGCCTGCCACGTTGTTCATGGGGTACACACAGGACATGCAGAACTTCCGCATCGAGTTCGAGGCTCGTGTGCGTACGTTCATCAACGACTACCCCCAGCTCAAGACTGAGGCACGCAAGCGCCTGGGCACAATGTATGACCCGGATGATTATCCGGGCGACATTGCTGACCGCTTCAGCTTCGGCACTAGCTTCAGCCCGGTGCCCTCAGCTGACGACTTTCGGGTGGCGCTCAGTGCTGAGCACGTCGAGCACATCAAGCGCGACCTCACTGAGCGACTCACTGAGCGGCAGATGGACGCCGTCAAGGAGGTCTACGCCCGTGCCCGCACGATCGTGGGGAAGATCCACGAGCAGACGCACGACGAGGACCGGCGGATCTTCGACAGCGCCATCGAGAACGCTCGTGAATTCGTGGACATCCTGCCCGCGCTGAATTTCACAAAAGACCCGATCCTCACTGGCATCGAGCAGGACATCCGCCAGCTCCTGGTGCCTGCGGATCGGCTGCGCCAGGACAAGCGGCTGCGCGCCACCACGGCCAAGAAGGCTGACGCGATTCTGGCGCGGCTGCCATGGGCCTGAAAGTCGAGAACAGCGCTGAGGCGTGGTGGCTCCTCGGCCTCATACACCACGCGCAGGCCCGCGGCAACGTGGAAGCCTGCAGAGCACATGCCGCCTACTGGAAAGCAGACGGCCACGTCATCAAGGCGATGAACACTATGCTCAAGCAGGACTTGCCGTTCAACGAAGTCCTCATTCCTCAACTGATGACCATGCGCATCAAAGGAAGTTCAAATGGCTGAAACCTCGCCCGCGCTGCACAAGTTCCTGCAGGCTCGGGTCAGGCTGCTGATTCAGCAGCCCTTCTTCGGCGAGCTGGCGTTCTATCTCCAGCCCGTCGAAGACGCAGACATGACCCCGCCCACGATGGGCACTGATGGGGAGAAGCTCTACTTCCACCCTGAGTTCATCGCCAAGTGCTCGTTCCCCGACACCGTCTTTATCGTCGCCCACGAGATCATGCACTGCGTCCTGGACCACCAGGGACGGCGCGCTGGACGCGACCCAGTCGACTGGAACATCGCTTGCGACTACGCAGCCAATGCGCTCCTCAAGGACGCCGGCTTTGAGATGCCCAGCACTGGGCTCTACGACCCGCGCTACGCAAACATGACGGCTGAGGAGATCTACAACCTCCTGCCCCACCGCAGCGGCAAAGGCCGGCGCCCTCCGCAGTTCGACACTGTCCGCGACGCACCCAAGAGCAAGGATGTCGAGAATAGCGACGCCCCTTCGCAGTCTGACCAGTGGAAGAACGCTGTCATCCAGGCAGCGAACTCAGCCCGCGGCCAGGACAAGCTGCCCGGCGGCATCGCCCGGCTCGTCGGTGAGATGACTGCGGTCAAGACTGACTGGCGACTGCGCTTGCGCCAGTTCGCCGTCGAGGAGACGAAGAACGACTACAGCTACATGCGGCTCAACCGCAAGATGCTGGCTCACGGTCTCTTTCTCCCTGGTATGCACTCTGAGTGCATGGGCACGATGGCGATCGTCACTGACGACAGCGGCTCGATCGGCGACAAGATCCTGCAAGCATTCGGCAACGAGATCGCCAGCATCCGCGACGCCGTGCAGCCTCAGCGCACGATCGTGATCAGCTGCGATGCCGCAGTGAATCACGTCGACGACCTGGAGGCTGACGACTTGTTCGAGCTCAAGTGCCACGGCGGCGGTGGTACGGACTTCAGGCCGCCGTTCAAGTGGCTGGACGAACAGGGCATACAGCCTGCGTGCCTCGTGTACCTCACTGACCTGGAGGGTCCGTTCCCGGACTCACCCCCAGGCTACCCCGTGCTCTGGTGCGCCACCACGAACCACATCGCCCCGTGGGGCGAGACGCTGAAGGTCGAAGAATGAGCCCACAGGATCGTCAACGGTTCGTTCGAGACTTTGCACGCCGTCACCCAGAACGTAGACCTCGTCCACCGGACTGGGTACACGCAATGACCCCGCTCACGGATGAGTACATCTGCAACGGGCTCAAGAAACAACAGATTCCCCCCACCCCCGAGCTCATCAAGTTCAAGCGAGCTCAACTCACCCTTAGAAGGACCCTGCGATGGATAAGCACGTTACCAACCTGACCCGCATCCTCAGCGACGCAGCAGATCGCGTACTCGCCGATCCCAGCTACATTTCTCAGGCACGTACTCTCGGGTATCTCGCAGGCCGAGTGGTCTATGCAGCAGGCCAGCACGCACGTTTCTCGGATCGTACGCCGTACTTCTCGCTGCAGAAGCTTGGAGGCGGACGTCTTCGCGCTGTCGCCTCAGACATGCCTCGTGACCCGTCCACGAGCGTCATGCCCAAGAGCACGCCACCGGACGACTACGAAGGCTCCGTGCCGGAATGAACGACGTAGACGACAAGGTCTACACCTTCGACGAGCTCAGTCCAAGGGCTCAGGAGAAGGCGCTCGACAAAGCTCGCGACTGGAACGTGATAGACCACGGCTGGTGGGAGTGCACCTACGAGGACGCTACCCGCATTGGGGCCATGCTCGGCATCGAGATTGACGCTCGCAGCGTCTCTTTTGAGCTCGATGTTGGCTTGTGCTTTTCAGGGTCGTACACGTTCGCCCCAGACGCGATTGCCAAAGTCAAGAGTGAAGCTCCGATCGACAGCACGTTGCACGCCTTGTCCGAAGCTCTCACTGTGGCGTCCATGACCTACATGATCGAGACGGGCGATGAGCTGTGTGTTCACATCAGCAGCACCAGCTGGCGTCAAATCTATACGCTGTCTTTCTCGATGGATTCATGCAGCTACTATGAAGCCGACGTCCCAGAGGCGATTGAATCCGCGATCAACTCCTTCGCCGAGTGGTTCCTCCAGAACCTCCAGAACGAGTACGACTATCTCACCTCGGATGAGCGTCTCAAAGAGATGTTCGCTGACAACGACTACAAGTTCGACGAAGACGGCTCTATCATCTAAGTTCGATCTACTCTAGAGACACATCATGGCCGTCAACTCGTGGTCCCATTCCAAGCTCGTTGACTTCGAGAAGTGCAAGTTCATGTTCTGGTTGAAGCACGACCAGCGCATCCCAGAGCCCGAGCGGGAGCTCCGGCCGGGTCAGACCGAGCACGCTAACGACCGGGGCTCAAGGGTCCACGAGAGCTGCGAGCACTACATCACTGGCAAGAGTAATGAGCTCGCGCCCGAAGCAGAGAAGCACTTCGGCCCACAGATTGACCTGCTGCGTGTGCTCCATGACGAGGGTCAGGTCAGCGTGGAGCATGAGTGGGGCCACGACAAGAACTGGGACCCGGCGCCGTGGGCAAAGGCGTGGCTGCGGCTCAAGCTCGATGCATTCGTGCACCTATCAGACACCGAGGGCATCGCCATCGACTTCAAGACTGGCAAGAAGTACGGCAACGAGATCAAGCACGGTGAGCAACTCCAGCTGTACCAGCTGTGCGCGTTCCTGCGCTACCCCAAGCTGGAGGTGATCCACACCCACCTCTGGTATCTCGACATCGGCGAGACGACGGTACGCACTTTCACCCGCGACCAGGGGCTGCGCTTCAAGACCGGGCTGAACAACCGGGGCAAGGCGGTCACGACCTGCACTGAATTCCCGCCCAACCCCAACGTCTACTCGTGCCAGTGGTGCCAGTACGGCCCCTGGAACAGTGGGCACTGCCAAGAAGGAGTCAGGAAGTGATCCCATCCCGAGCCAAGGCCAAGGCTATGGCGCACCAAGCTGCCAGCCTCAAACACGACGCCACGACAGACGCCGTGTTTGACATGAGTGACCCGGGCACGGGCAAGACCTTCGTACGCATCGTCAGCTTCGCCGAACGCCGGCGAAAGAAGAAGGCCGGTTGCATGCTGGTGCTGGCTCCCCGCAGCTTGCTGCGCGCGGCCTGGGCGAACGACTTCGCCAAGTTCGCCCCTGACATGAAGGTGTCTGTGGCGACTGCGGAGAAGCGCGAAGCTGCCTTCGCTGTCGACGCTGACGTGTACGTGACCAACCACGACGCTGTGAAGTGGCTCATCAAGCAGAAGTCTGCCTTCTGGACGCGCTTCAAGGACGGCGACGTGGTGGGGGACGAGAGCACCGCATACAAGCACCACACCAGCCAGCGCTCCAAGGCTGCACTGCGGATCTTCCAGCCGGCCAAGATCAAGGTCTTCAAGCGCAGGGCGCTCTTGACCGCTACACCGACGAGCAACGGCATCTGTGACATTTGGCATCAGGTGGCACTGCTCGACGGCGGCAAGCGGCTCGGCACCAGCTTCTACGGTTTCCGCAACAGCGTGTGCACGCCCGTCCAGGTCGGCCGTATGGCGCAGGCAGTGCGCTGGCAGGACAAGGAAGGCGCCGAGGAGGCTGTGTTCGGGCTGATCAGTGACCTCGTCGTCCGCCACAAGTTCGAGGACTGCGTGGACATCCCCGCCACGCACCACTACACGGTCGAGTACGAGATGACGCCCAAGCAGCGCAAGGCGTACAACGACATGATGGACGCCCAGGTCCTCGTCACCGGCAAGGCCAGCAGGGGCAAGCCAGCACCGGTAATGACCGCCGTCAACGCAGCAGCTGTGCAGACCAAGCTCTGCCAGATCGCGTCAGGCGCGGTCTACGACAACGACGGCAAACCCCACCTGATCGACCGCACCCGTTACGAGTCGATCCTGGACATGTGCGAGGTGCGTAAGCACCCGCTCGTGTTCTTCTTCTGGCAGCACCAGCGTGATGCGTTGACGCAGGAGGCTGAGGCCCGCGGCATGACGTACTGTGTGCTCGATGGCGACGCCACTGACAAGGAGCGCAACGCCATGGTAACGCAGTACCAGCTAGGCCAGTTCGACGTCATGTTCGCGCACCCCAAGAGCGCGGCTCACGGGCTGACACTGACGACCGGCACGTCGACGATCTGGACTGGCCCCACTCCTGACTTGGAGTGGTTCAAGCAGGGTAACAAACGGCAGGCCCGCATCGGCCAGAAGCATAAGACTGAGATCGTTGTCTGCCTCGCTGCGGACACGATCGAGGAGCGGATCTACCACGAGATCCTCATGCCCAAAGAAGGCCGCATGCGCAACCTGCTGGACCTGTTCGCGTCGATGACCGAACTCGAACCAGCGTGAAGCTGGTCAACGTCAAGTCTGAGTGGGTCGTCGAGGGGATGTTTCTAGGCGCAGTCAGCGCGAATGTCCCGCTCACGTCTGAACAGATGGACGCCTATTACTCAGGCATACGCAAAGGCACGGTCATCTACAAGCGGCTGCGACAGCCTTCCCGCTTCACACGCACGGCGCTGCTGACTGCCAACAACCGGTTCCTCATCGTTCCGATGACACCCGACATCCACGTTTTTCCTACGGAGGTTTCATGACTCAACTACCCGCAGTTTTCGCAAATGTCATCACCCTGATCGACGAGTACATCACCAAGAAGATCGACGACGCACTGGCGTCGAAGATGCTCCAGCCGGAGCTGAAGCCGGCGGACATGAAGTCCGCGCTGATCGAACTGATCGGCAACGACCAGGAAGTCAGTGACGAATTTACTGAGAAGGCGAACTCAGTGCTTGCGTATGTCGTCGAAGAGTACGACTTCGACTCGAAGATCAAAGAAGCCTGCGACAACTATGACTGGGACGACGCTGTGCGTGACGGTATCGCCAATGTCGACATCGGAAATATGGTTCAGGCTGCAGCGGACAACCTCGAAATCTCGGTTCGGGTGCGCTGATGTCCTGGGCCACCGCGACTCGCCGCCACCCGGCACCACCCAAGCCGACGTTCAAGCGCCCGGACTTCCCGACCGATCAGGTCGATTGGGACCGGCTGGTCTGCATCGACTTTGAGACCTTCTACGACACCGACTACACGCTGAGCAAGCTCAGCACCAGCGAGTACATCCGCGACGAGCGCTTCGAGGCGCTGATGATGGGTGTCAAGGTCGGCAAGAAGAAGCGGGTCGTGATTCCCGGCCCGAAGATCAAGGCGTTCCTCAAGACGATCCCTTGGAGCACACATGCTCTCCTGTGTCATAACACCCAGTTCGACGGGTTCATCCTCAGCCATCACTACGGTGTGGTGCCTGCCAAGTACTACTGCAGTCTGTCCATGGCACGGGGTCTGCACAGCAACGAGATCGGAGCTGGGCTCGACGAAGTATCCGTCTTCTATGGTCGTGGCGGTAAGCTCAAAGGCTCCCTCGAACAGATGAAGGGGCTGAGCTACAAGCAGCTCGTCGCCCAGAAGATCTACGACATCGGCGCTGAGTACTGCGGCGTCGATGTCGATGAGATGTTCGAGATCTTCAAGCTCATGGTGCCGCAGATGCCGCGCGATGAGATGGACCTGATCGACCTCACCGTCCGCATGTTCTGCGACCCGGTGCTCAAGCTCGATCTGCCCCGCGTCCAGGCTGAGTACGACCGCGAGGTCGAGCGGCGTCGGGTCATGCTGACCTCGCTGGTCGATACCAGCCAGTACACCGACGTCCTCAAAGGCAAGGCTGAGAAGGCACTGGTCGGCGAGGAGCGTGACATCCTGATCACCAAGCGGGTGGTGGGCAGCAACGACAAGTTCGCTGACCTGCTGCGCGCTGAGGGCGTGGAACCGCCGCGCAAAGTCAGTCCGGCCTGGATGAAGAAGCACAAGGACGAGCGTGACGATGCGGACAAGTACACCTTCGCGTTCGCCAAGGACGACGAGAAGTTCGTCAACCTGCCCGACGATGTCGAGGCACTCAGCACCGGTCTGAACCTCGCCAAGATCGCTGACGTGAAGAAGCTCGCTGCCCGGCAAGACCGGCTGCGCGCCCTGGTTGACTGCCGGCTGGCCGTGAAGTCCACGACGAACGTAACCCGGGCTGAGCGCTTCCTCAAGGCTGGCGCCAATGGCTGGAACCTGCCCGTGGGCTACGCGTACTACCGGGCGCACACCGGGCGCTGGGGCGGCAACAACAAAATGAACATGCAGAACCTCACCCGAGGTGGGGAACTGCGCCTGTCCATCCTAGCCGCGCCTGAGCACATGATCTGCACAGTGGACTCAGGCCAGATTGAGGCCCGAGTCAACGCGTGGCTCTGGGGCCAGCACGACCTGCTGGAGTCTTTCAAGGCTGCGGACACGTGGAACGAGAAGACGATGGGCCTCGCCCGCGGCAAGGACCGCGACGCGTACTGCAAGTTCGGCGACTCGATCTACGGCCGCGAGATCACGAAAGAGGACAAGACCGAGCGCTTCGTTGGCAAGGTCTGCGTAGCTGAAGGCGAGCTGATTCTCACAGACCGGGGGCTAGTCCCTATTCAAGACATATCTAAGTTAGATCGGTTATGGGATGGGTTAGAATGGGTACATCATGCAGGGGTCATCGACCAAGGCATCAAGGAGGTCATCACCTATGACGGACTCACAGCGACCCCAGACCACCAAGTCTTCACGACATGCGGACGGATCATTCCGCTCGGGCAAGCAGCATCCGAGATGGTCAGGCTCCAAAAGACCGGAGCTGGTCGGGCAAACCTTTGGTTCAGTGACGATCACGTCGTCGCAGATACACCGCGTAAACGGCTCTCCGTACGTCATGGCGCACTGCTCGCTCTCTGGGGTCACGAAGCTGGTCTATCTGAACAATCTCAAGAACGGAAAGACGACCTCGTTCCTGAAGAACGGTCGCCGGCCTGTACCCAATGCGGGGGTGTTAGGACGCCGATACGACGCGATCCAAGCTCGATGCACCAACCCAGCGAATCCACAATGGGCGAGCTACGGTGGGCGGGGCATCAAGTGCATGTTCAAGACCCGAATGAGCTTCATCCTTTGGGTGTCGAAGAACCTGCCTCACCCGAATTACAAGGGGGTGGAGATCGACCGAATCGACAACGACGGGCACTACAGCCCCAAGAATTTGCGGCTCGCGACACGAACGCAACAGAACCGCAACAAGCGAGCGTCGGTCTACGTTCAGACTCAAACCGGGCCTGTGCACATCTTGGAGTGGAGGAGCCCGTTCTCAGTAACGGCCACTTATCGACGGGTCAAACGCGGGATGACTGCTACACAGATCATTCTGGAGGCGAAATTTGCAGTGATCGACAGGCGGAAGAACTGGCGAGCTATCGCCGCACGGCTCGCGTCTATGACATAGCAAACGCTGGCCCGCGCTTTAGATTCACGGCGTCCAACGCCTTGGTGCTCAATTGCGTGCTTGGGCTGGGGTACCAAATGGGTGCAGCCAAGCTGCAGATCACCCTGGCGAAGGGCGCCCTCGGTGGCCCGCCGGTGTTCTTCGAGCTGGACAAGTGCCAAGCCATCATCAACACCTACCGCCGCCAGAACCACAAGATCCGCGACGGGTGGGAGGTCTGCAAGCAAATCATCGCTGACATGGCGATCGGGCGTGAAGGCCGGCACGGTCCGATCAGCTGGGAGAAGGAGACGATCTGGCTCCCGAACGGCATGTCGCTCAAGTACCCCGACCTCCAGACCCGACTCAATGACCAGGGCTGGGACGAGTGGACCTACGCCAGCGGCACCATCCGCAAGAAGATATACGGCGGGTTGTTGTGCGAGAACCTGGTTCAGGCGCTGGCCCGGATCATCGTCGGCAAGCAAATGCTCGACATCAGCCGCAAGTACCGCGTTGTGATGACCACACATGATGAGGTCAGCACTCACGTGAAGAAGGCGGCGGCGCCCAAGGCGCTCGACTTCATGCAAAAGGTGATGCGTACGCCGCTGGAGTGGTGCCCGGACATCCCTCTCAACTGTGAAGGTGGGTATGACGTCAACTACTCCAAGTGAGCTTGTTCTCACCGACAACGAGTTCGGCCTCTTCGAGCTGATGCGCGACGGGGTCGTACTCGGCCTGTGGTCAGGCGGCGATCTGTGGCGCTGTCAGATCGTCTTCCACAACGAGCAAATACAGAACTTCGACTCCAGACTGGGAGCGCTCGATGCTTTCATGCAAGCGCGTGTGGCCGTCGTCACAGCCAAGATCCAAGGCCAACAGATTTACACCGACAGAGCGCTCAAGAAGCGCAAGGAGCTAGGACTGCCATGATTGAGATCAAAGACCCTGACCACTTCATCGAAGCCATCAAGTTCGCTGTCGCCAACGGGTGCGTGGACAAACTTCTCGAACGGATCGACTACCTTACCGACTACGCAGGTGGCGACAACACTTGCTGCCTTCACAAAGACTTCGCACCGCTGAGCTTCGAGTTCCTCATGCTCAAGCCAGATGGCACCCGTTGGTTCAACGGCGGCCTCATCTACAGCGGGCCTGGACAGCCACTCGACGGCTCCGCCCCGGCGCTCACCGTCGGTATCGGTGTGGACAGCTCGCAACACGGCTGGAGCATTCACACGTAGACATCTAACTTAGATCTTGACAAGATCGTGGATTGGATTCATGATCGCAACATAAGGATTCAGCTTTAATGAATATCGCGACCCCCACCAAGCCGCTCACCCTCGGTGCGCGCATCGACGCTCTCCACGCTCTCCGCGAGCGCAAGTACGCCGCAGATGCGATCGTCAAGGAGATCGAAAAGGAATACGAAGCCGCCCAGGACGCGGTTATCGAGGCACTCGATGCTGAAGGCACTGCCAAAGCAACCGGCACCAAGGCTACTGCCTCTGTCAAGGTCGCACCGTACGGCTCCATTGAGGACCGTCAGGCGCTTGACAAGTACATCAAGCGCACGGGCAACTTTCAGCTCCTGCAGAACCGCATCAGTCAGCCCGCCCTGGCTGAGCTCATGGCCGCTAAGGGCGGCGTCATCCCCGGAGTGACGGTCTTCAACAAGAAGACTTTGCTCCTTCGCTCTCTGTAATCTAACTTCGATCGGATCTACATCCACCATGGCTACCAAGAAGACTCCCTCTGCTTCCCTCAAGGCGAACACCGGCACCGCCTCTACCTCCGTCGCGCTGAAGAAGCCCACCAACAATATCGTGGCGATCCAAGACCTGCTCAAGCAGCAGGGTCTCGCTACCCTGGACCAGATCGGCTCTATCGGCGGGCCGACGATCTCGCTGTCAAAGTCGGGCTTCAGCTTGCCTGATGGCACGACGGTCCCTGGTTCGATGGACGTAGTCATCGTTGACTTCATCTCGGGCAACACGTTCTACGATCGCAAGTACGACGCCAAGGACCCCTGCCCGCCCGCTTGCTTTGCCCGCAGCCCGCAACCCAAAGGCCTCATCCCCTCGGACAACTCACCCAACAGGCAATGCGATACCTGCGATGGGTGTCCGATGAACGAGTTCGGTTCGTCGCCCACCGGCAAGGGCAAGGCCTGCACCAACAACCGCCTGCTGGCCGTGCTGCCGCCTGACGCCGACGAGAGCACACCCATCTGGATTCTGAAGGTGTCGCCGACCGCGCTCCGCGGATTCGATGCGTACGTTGCTGGCGTCTTCCGCACGTTCGGCGTGCCCCCTATGGGAGTCGTGACCACGGTCAGTCTGAACACTGCCACGGACTTCCCGCAGCTCATCTTCGGCACCCCCGTTCTCAACGAGAACGTCGGTGTGCATATGGGGCGCAAAGAGGAAGCTCGTGAGCTCCTGATGGCTGAGCCCGACACCAGCCGCTACCAGCCGCTGTCCACCCAACGCAATGCCTCTCCGGCTCGCAAGGCCGTCAGGGGGCGTTGACCCATGTCAACCGTTCGTCGAGAACTCGTAGTACAAGCCCTGGATTCTTTCCTGGCTCTAACTACGACTCTCGAAGAACTCACCGAAGACGAAGTGCTCGCGTGCCTCGAACTTGAGGCATCGAGCCTTCGCCGCCAGTCGGTCATCAACCGGCTGATTTCCCGCGCAGTGAGACTGCGCGAATTGTCCTACGTTGCCTACCTCAAGGAGAGATTCAATGGCACGCTCTAAAACCATGACCCCCGGTGAACTGCGCTCGGCCAAGGCCGTCCTCAAACAGGAACTCGGCACCCACAACTTGACTGTGAAGTCGGCTGACAGGGCCATCAAGGAAGCCGAGAAGGCCCACTTGGCGAACGCCAAGGCGGCCGACAAGGCTCTGGCCGACGCCACCAAGGCGCACGCCGTGGCGGTCAAGGCCAGCCTCAAGACCTTCGACAGCGTCCGTAAGGAACAGTCGAAGCTGAGCGGCGGCGCTACCACCGCTACGGCGAAGATCACCGCCAAGCTGCAGGCACTCGAAGGCGCCGAGACTGCCCCGGCTCCCAAGGCCAAGAAGGGCGAAGCCGTCGAAGCCTAACCGGCACGCGGCAACAGGACTCGTAGCGGGAGATCAGTGTGGGCCGTACTGCTCCCCGCTCACGAGCCGTTTACCAACCTGGATCGAGGGGCTACATGAAACACGTGATGTTCGATCTCGAGACGATGGCAACAACTGCCAACGCCGTCATCCTCAGCATCGGAGCGGTCAAATTTGACCTGGAAAACAACAAGATCGACAACGACGGGTTCTACGCCTCGCTGTCCATAGACGATCAGATCGCCGAAGGGCGAGTGATCAGCGAGTCCACCCTCATCTGGTGGATGGCACAAATTAAAGAGGCACAGCAGGTTTTCGTCGAGCCCAAGCAGACTCTTGAGTCTGCTCTGATCTCGCTCATAGACTGGCTGGGCCACAACAAGCGCTGCCCCTGGAGCAACGGCGCAGACTTCGACCTCCCCATGCTGGCCCACGCGTTCACCGCGCACGGCATGGAAGTACCGTGGGAGTTCTGGAACAGCCGCTGCGTGCGCACGTACCGCAGCCTACCGATCGCCAAACAGGTCGCCAAACCAGAGGCAGCTGTGGCGCACAACGCGCTCCACGACGCAGTGGCCCAGGCCCGGCACGTGCAGGCGATCCACGCTGCGCTGATAGGCAAGGTGACGACATGAACGACCTCGCCGCCACTCTGAGCGAACGCGGCAACCGCTACGGGGCCTTCACCGGCCACGCAGCGGTCACGCAGGATCTGAAGAACGTGATCGGTACGCACCTCGCCCAGCGGCGAAAGGACTTGGCACCTGACCAGCAGGAGGCGCTGGACATGGTGTGCCACAAGATCGGCCGCATCGTGAATGGGGACGCCGACTACGCCGATTCCTGGATCGACATCGCCGGCTACGCCAAGCTGGTGGCCGACCGGCTGGAGACTGGTCTTGAGCGCTAAGCCTGAGACCACGTTCTACCAGTCGGTCATCCGCCACCTACCACCCGAGAGCCAGCTCCACCGCGAGAAGATGTCCAACCCCTACCGGGGCGGGACGGCAGACACGTGGCTCAGCGGCTCGAAAGCGGATCTCTGGATCGAGTGGAAGTTCATCAAGCTACCCGTAAGGGATGAGACGAGAATAACCATCGACCTGAGCGCATTGCAGCGGGAGTGGCTTCGCTGCCGGCACCTGGAAGGACGCAATGTCTGGGTCGTCGTCGGCTGTAAAGAGGGCGGCGTCCTCATGCAGTACCCCAACGCATGGGCATCAGCATGGAAGACCGAAACCTTCAAGGTCAACCTCCAGACCCGACAGTCCATCGCCGCGGCGATCAAGGAGCACTGCTTGTGAATTTCCAGCCCCTCTTCACCACGGCTCGTGTCATCACAGCCGTTTACCGCATTACGAGTACGACACTCTTACTACTCTACCTCGCTCGTCGGCTTAAACAAGGTCGGCCGATCCCTAGAGCGGCTCAACGGTATAAAGAGCTCCGGGGATATGACCCCGACGCTATCGAGTACAGACGATAGCCCTTTAACCAAACCAAGGAGACAGACATGGGCATCAGACCCGAAGATGGTTTGTTCGGCGCTCTGGAGACCGAACTGAAAAAAGCAACTGAACCGATGGACTGCAACATGCTGTTCGACTTGCCTGGAGTCAAGGCGCACGCCAGTGGCGTAAACCGCGTCTCTGACTATCTGGGCAACCTGTGGCGCAAGGGCCTCGTCCTGCGCCTCCCTGCACCCAAGGGCGACAACAATCGCGCACGCTGGATGTACGTGTGGAAGAACCGCCCTGCCCCACCCAAGCCCACGATGGATCAAGCCGTTGCTGCACTCCTGAGCAAGCCCAACATCGAGATCAGTGAAGAAGACAACGTGGTCACGATCACGTTGAAGGACTGGTCGATCACCATCAAACAACGCTGAGGTGCCGGCGATAGCCGGGGCCAGCAATCGAACTTAGATCGTATGAACTGGGACCCTTCCATGATCGAGCGCGCTGCTGCCGAAGGATGGCGTCTTGGCACGGTCATCAACAACGGCACAGCCCACCCTTATCTCATGATCCAAGCCAACGCCAAGCCTTTCGCCAACGACATCCATGCAGGGACGTACGTCGTTGGGCAGGCGCGCAATGGCTCGGCCTTTCATCGGCACGCACTTCAGTGCATAGCCGCCAGCCACATCAAAACCCCCAAGAAAGGGAAGAAATGAGCACACCCGAACTCACTCTCGACGAGTTCACTTCGCGCAGTATTTCCCTCGGCCAACGCGTCATCCAATTCATGGAGGCCGACGGCGAGCGTGACATCGGCATCGCTACAGCCACGCTGCTGCGCCTGTCCGCCGCAGCGACGCAGACGCTCGGTATGGACGCCCTTACTGCCACAGCCGCATTCATCGGCGCCTATGGGCACATGTTGGACCAAGAGACGGGGACCCTCCAGTGAGTGACTTCAAGCCCATGTTGGCGTGTAACGCCGACCTCGACACCCTCACCTACCCGGTGCTCGCCAGCCCCAAGCTGGACGGCATCCGGGCTTCAGTGGTGAACGGCAAGCTGCTCAGCCGCACGCTCAAGCCCATCCCCAACCGCTACCTCTACGACCTCCTCAGCCGCCCGCTACTCGAAGGATTCGACGGAGAGCTGATCCTGGGCGATGCCTGGAGCGAGACCGTCTACCGCGATACGGTCAGCGCCGTCATGCGTCACGAGGGCACACCGCCGGTGCGCTACTACGTGTTCGACATGTGGAACGCGCCCTACAACTACGGCCAGCGCTGGCACGAGCTGCAGCGCATCACCGAGAAGCTCACCGGCCTGCCCGTCGATCTGCTCGATCAGGCTCTGATCGAAGATAGATCGCAGCTCGATGCCTTCGAGGAACAGGCGGTGAACAAGGGCTTCGAGGGCCTGATCCTTCGAGCCCCTCGCTCGCCTTACAAATTCGGACGCAGCACGACCAAGGAGGGGTATTTGCTCAAGCTCAAGCGCTTCGAGGACAGCGAGGCCGAGGTCATCGGCATCGAGGAAGAGATGTTCAACGGCAACGAGGCCCAGACCAACGAGCTGGGCCGCACCAAGCGCAGCACGGCCAAGGCCGGGCTCGTGGGCAAGGGCACCATGGGTGCCCTGGTGGTCAGGGATCTGACCACCGGCGTCGAGTTCAACATCGGCAGCGGGTTCACGGCTGCTGACCGTGCTGCACCCTGGCGCACCGGCACGGTCGTTCGATACAAGTACTTCCCCATCGGGGTTAAGGACAAACCCAGACACCCTGTCTTTACCGGGCTGCGACCTGCGGGAGCATGACATGCCTACGAAATTCCAAACCGCTTTTGCCATCGACCAGGATGACCTCTTGGGCTTCTTGGGCATGCTCGTGACCGAAGCCTCGCCCGTTCACCTCACCGTCTCCCCTCTCGGCGCAGATTCCATGGAGCTGATCCTGGAGCACGACGCTGTCAAAGAGCAGATCAGGCTCATCCTCGACAACGACGGGACTTGGACCGCTCGATCAATCCTGACTGTGGAGAGGGCTTGATCATGGCCTGCACCTGTACGTACACCAAACCACTCGGCAGTGTTTTGACCAAGTGCGACGAGTGCTTGCTGGCCGGAGCCAATGCCCTCGACGCCTGCTACGCCGCTGCCGAGACCGGCCCTGCAGAGGCCTACGAGCACGACCTCCGTGCTCTGGTGCAAGCAGCGCAGATCACGGTCAGCGCCATGTCTGCCAACACCCAGTTCATCGCACTGACGGACTTTCAACGCATCAAAGATGGCTTGAAGCAAGCCCTCGATCAATTCGAGCCTTGGCTCGAAGCCCAAGAAACACCGGCCCAGATGGGCTGGGTCGGAAAGGATGGACAACCGTGAACAACCGCCCCGTAGTCGCTTCCACTGAATCCAAGGCCCGCATCAACGCAATGCAGGAACTGATCATTAAGGCGCTCAAGCGCTCTGCTGAGACCGATTCCTTGGTGACGATAAACGCCCTGCTTCATCTGGCCGTTGTCGCGGCCGTCGTTGACGCGGTTCCGCTGGAGACATTACTCGAAGTCGCCACGCATCATTACCAGATCTCTTCTGATGAACTGAAGGCGTCCATGACATGAGCCACTCACCAACTCCTTGGCAAGCCAGTGACAGCGGTAGCCTCTGGGATGCTAACAACTGCATCGTCGCTGAGCTTGCCAGCATGCCCGATGCCGCCCACATCGTTGCCTGCGTCAACGCCTGCGCCGGCATCGCCACTGAAGCTCTGGACGTTGAGCGCATCGTGGCGTGCTGCAACGCCTGCGCCGGCATCGACACCGAGGCCCTGACCAATCTGGACTGGCACCTCGCTCCCAAGCAGGGAGCACGCCCGGCCGATGTGGCTGGGCTGCTGCTCAAGCTGAAGAAGTACGAGGATGCGCTGAAAGGCGCCCTGGACTTCGCTTCGCACCTGGACCGTGGCGACTTCGTCGATCTGACGAACCGCCTGGACGACATCCGTGCGCTCGCTCAAGACGCACTCCAGCCATGACCCGCCGTCGTTACCGCGTCACCCGCACGCTGGTCACTCTCCGTGACGGCCCTCTGAACAACGAACGAGTACGACTCACCAGCGATACAGGGTTCACAACCCTGCCGCTGGCCCCTCTGCGCGGCTTCCCTGCGGGCCGCTATGTCAATGGGAAGTGGACCACTTCCATAAACCAACTGGAGCTCTCATGAACCTCTACAAGACCATCTGCCACATCCCCGGCTCTTCCCGCATCTATGTCGAGCACGCTTCCAGCGCCGCTGCTGCCTCCAAGATCCGCACACGGCTGAAGAAGTCAGGCGTCGCGGGCATCGAAACGACTGAGGTCGAAGTGCCCACCTCGCGTACCGCCCTCATCGAGTACATGAACTCGCTCACAGCGCATGGATCGTGGCGCGTTGAGACCTGATCATGGGCTGGGGTGGAGGCTGGGGCAACCATGCCCCTGAGACTGCCAAGACTGTGGCTGGGGCGTTCTACCAGGGCAGGACGTGCAAGCGCGGCAACTGTCGTACGGACGGCAGGGTGTACTGGCTAGCGGGCAACATGATCGCCGTGCGTCGCGACGACGATGAAGTTGCTCGCAACATGACGCGAGCTATCTCGGGTTGTGCAGTTTCGGTCGCCAAGCTGGAGTTCACCTTCGCAGACTGGCCGACCAAGATGACCGCACGGCACCTGACCGCGCTGGGCATCAAGGCCGAGTGCTGCGGCATCGAGAACCCCAAGTGCTTCATGAACGGCAAGCAAGTCGAGCCGAGCAAGTGGTACACGCTTGAGGCTCTGGCCGCGCTGCCCGACCTGATCCCCGAGGTCAAGAAGCCCAAGCCCGACACGCGCTTCGTCAACCTCACCCTCCCGCTCTTCGACGATGAGCTGTGCGCTGCCTGAATCTCGTCGAGGCTGCGGCCCTGCTGCGTGTCCACAAGAACACGCTGCAGGAACGCGCCCGCACGAAGCAGGTTCCAGGCGCCAAGGTGGGCCGGTCCTGGGTCTTCATTGAAGAAGACCTCTTGGCTTACTTGAGGAGCCAGTACGAATGTCCCTCTACAAACAAGCCGGCAGCGGCGTCTGGTGGATCAACCTCTCGCACCAAGGGCAGCGGGTACGTCGCTCATCTGGAACAACTGATCGCACAGAAGCGCAAAGGCGCCACGACGAAGTCAAGGTAGAGCTCTGGAAGACCGAGCCTGCTATCAAAGGGCTGACCTGGGGCAAGGCCGTTATCCACTGGTGCGGCCTGCAGGAGCGCTCGGAGTCCGAGCTGCTCAACCTCGCCAAGTTCGCTCGGCACTTCCCTGACCGGCTGCTCACGCAAGTGACCCGCGAGGCGGTGGACAAGGCCCTGGCGTTCTGCAAGACGCCCGGCACCTACACCCGCTACCGCACCATGATCGCGGCCATCCTGAATGCTGCCAAGGCTGAGGGCTGGCTGCGCGAGGTGCCCAAGCTGGCGACGCGCGTGGACAAGCGGCCCAAGCCCCGCACGTGGCTGACCCACGAGCAGTGGAAGAAGCTGCAGGCTGAGCTGCCGGCCCACATGCAGCCCATGGCGACCTTCGCCATTGAGACCGGGCTGCGTCAGGCCAACGTGCTTGGGCTGACCTGGAGCCGCGTCGACCTGGACCGCAAGCTGGTCTGGGTCGAGGGACAGGATACCAAATCTGGCAACGCTATCGCCGTGCCGCTTTCGATAGGAGCCGTCAATGTTCTCAAGACCGTACAAGGTCAGCACGCTGAGTTCGTGTTTACGTTCCGCGGCAAGCCGATCAAGGAAATCAAAACGGCTTTCCTGGCCGCGTGTGTGCGCGCAGGCGTTGGGTCCTACGCAACAGGGCGTTACGTCGGATTCACATGGCACGGGTTCCGGCACACCTGGGCCACATGGCATGTTCAAAACGGCACGCCCCTGGACGTCCTCCAAAAACTTGGCGGATGGGCAGACCTGCGTGTGATCACCAAGCACTACGCCCACCACTCGCCGGGCTACTTGGCGGGGTACGCGGACAACGCGATGAAGGGGAAGTGATGAAGCTCACTCCATGGTTCCCGCCCGACATGAAGCCCAGTCGCCACGGCGTCTATCAGGTGCTGTTCAGTGACGGCATCTGCTTCGCCTATTGGGACGATATGCACTGGCATAGGGTTCGGTTCTCGGCGGAAGATGCCAGAGCCCAATATGGCTGGGCTACACAGCAAGACCTTCAGTGGCGCGGCATCGACGGTACACCCGTTGATCTTCTACATGACGCAGCGTCCGCTCTCATGCGCGAGTCGACCAGCAAGAGCGCACAGCACATATTGCTCAGGAAGATCCGCAACTACCTGGAGACCTTGGCGCTATGAGAGTTTCAACGCAGGCCAAGATAGCCTACGAGCTCTGGTCTCGCGGCAAGAGCGCGGGCGAAGTGGCCCAAGCACTCGGAGTAAGCGAAGAACGAGCCACACAGCTCTATAGGAGACGCCTCGCATTTGTACGCGCGGGCAAAACCAAACGGTACTGGTGGGATGGTTTGAGCCCGCCGTGCGTGCGTGCTCTGTTTGAATCCGATTACACCGATGTCGAATCGCTTCAGGTTTTTGCCGACGACGACAAGTTGTCATTTTGGCGAGGGCAGGTCAAGGTGCCTGCGTTCAAAGAGTACTGGTCGTCCAAGTGGCGCCTTGAGCACGTGAACGAAGTCCGGGCATTCATCAAAGCACCGCCGTTGATCAAGCCGATCAAGGTCGTCAGCCAAGCCGAACTCAGACGCGCGGCGAAACTGCTGCGCGCTCATGGGTACGAAGTCAAGGAACCAACATGACCACCTACCTCATCACCACGACCTACTACGCCGGCACCGAAGCCCGCGTCACCCTGCCTGACGACAAGACCTGGGACGACGTCATCGGCTGGTACATCAAGTGGGACTGCCTCCACTTCCAGCTCAAGGGCGAGGAGCAGTGGCGGGAGGTCTCGCTTAACTCAGATGGCATGGACATCGTCGACTGGAAGCGTCCGACGAACACCACGGTCTACGCAGTGGGCGAGGACGGCGAGGTGGATTACGAGGACGAGATCGACTCGGCTGAAGGATAAGGGTATGAAGCCCGCAGAGAAAAGATGGCGCAAAGCTGTCATCGAGCTCGCTCGGCAGCGGTATATGCGCGAAGGTGAGGTCGAGATAGACGACAGCGCAGCGATCTCCACGACCGAAGAGAATGGCGCCTACGTCCACGCCTGGGTATGGGTCAGCTTTCGCAACACTCCCTTGTGCACTGAAAGCAACGAGGGCTCTTGCTTCCAGGAGATCGACTACGACCCGAAGAACCTATGACCGATCTTTATGACATCGCACACCAATCGAACACGTTCTGATGCCCATCGAACGTAGATCGAAAGAGAGGGAGACCATGTGGTCTCCCTCTGTGTTTTGGTAGGCGCGATTGGACTCGAACCAACGACCCCCACCATGTCAAGGTCCCTGCCCTGCCTCGTTTCGCCAGCATCCATGCGGGTTCTGGCGAAACTATGACGGGCTGCTATGTCAACATAGCTTAGAGCAGAGATCTTCGCTAGACTGCAGGCTTCAAGAAGGAGCGCCAAACATGAACTGGGACGCGATCATCGACAAGGGCGTGAGCGGGCTTGTCGGCATGTTCATCCTCCTGGCCGGCATCTACGGGACGTTCTGGATCATCAAGACCGTACTCCGAACTCTTCGTGCTCTTCGCGACAACCGCGAAGAACTGGCACGCAAAGCTGGTGCAGCGATCGGAGCTGCAACTGAGATCACCAAGTCCACGGCGGACGCCTTCGTGGACGGCTACAAGAACAAGCGCTGAGGCGCTTTTCGTTTTCTTTCAAACACCCAAGCGCCCGGAGTTTTTCTCGGCGCTGCGAACAGCCCACCAGTGTGTGGGCTTTCTTTTTTGCTTTGCACCACTCACACGGAGCGCGCTTCACGAACGCCAAAAGCGCCTCTTGTGATCTTGCACTTGCGATCCCTATCCTTTATAGGACAAACACTTTCTATTTATACCTCTTCTATCTCCTTACAAGAGATAAGTTTATAAGTATAAGAATATAAGAAGTATAGGTTCTCATAGGTAGAGTGCCTCATTTTTAAGCACCTACTCTTGCGCTTTTCCTAGCGATCTCGCCGCGCTTCAGTCGATGTGGGCGGACTCCGCGGGCTCACTCTTGAAGGCCTCGGCGTAGAGGGCGTTCGCGGGCATGGATTTCACAAGTAGCGGGGCGAACTCTCCGCGCCCGCCCAGCACCGCCGCAGCCTGCGCGAACTGCTCCAACGTCGGACCTGCAAGCTCGCCGATCCCGCCGCCCAGTGCGTCGAAGGCGAACTGGTTGACGCCCAGGATGCCCGCGCGCTCGATGCCGCTCCACAGGTAATCTTCGACGCCCCACTTGTCTTTCCAGTCGGGCTGGTCGCCCATGCCCTGGATCAGACCCTTGGCGAGGTCCGCCGCGATCATGATCGGCACGTAGCCTGCGAGCGCCATGGCCGGCGCGTGGTTGCCGTTCTGGTACTCGTGCACCACGCGCTTGAGGATCGTCTGGTGGAAGCTGAACACGAACTTCTTCATGTGCGCGATCAGCGCGAAGTGCGGGTCGTTCATCCAGATCGCCATGTCCGCTGCGTCAGGGCGCAGCACGGCGCCATCCACCCACCGGTTGATTGCGGTCTTGACCTTGGCCGACTGCTCAGCGGTCAGGCCGTCGGCCTCAGTGATCTTGATGCGGCCGTCGGGGCGCAGCTGCAGCTCGCCGGGCTGCAGGCCCAGCTCATTGAGCCAGCGCTGGCTGTGCTTGGTGGTCTTGCCATCAGCGTGCTTCTTGAGGAAGCTGAGCGCCGCCTCAGTGGCGCCCACGCGCATGGAGGTGTTCCACTGCTCCAGCATGTTCCAGCGGAAGAACGTGTCGTTGATCTTCTGCGCCGTGTTGCCCGCCATGCCCTGCAGGTAGAGCGTACTCATGGTGTGCATGAGCGCGGTGTCGTCGATCGTGCCGATGTCCGCAGCGAGCTGGGTCATGTCGTCGTCGGTGGCGTTCTTCTTGAAGTTCTTGCCCAGCTCCTTGAGTCCGCGCTTGAACGTGTTGAAGGAATCGCCCAGTGAACCACCGCGCACGCTCACACCCATCGGGTCCACGACCGAGCTGAAGACAGCGAAGGGCAGCAGCCGGATGTTCTGGTAGACCATCATGTTGCCCATGAGGCGGCGAGCCTCGGGGTTGATCGTGTCGCCCAGCGTGCCGTCCACGGCGCGGATGTACTTCTGCGCCGTCTCAAGCTGCGCGTCGGTAGCGCCCTCGCGCTTGGCCTGGATCATCAGCTGCGTGATGCGCAGCCCGTCGTCACCGAAGCGGCGCGACCACTCTGCCCGGCGCGCGGCCTGCATGGTGTAGGTGCTGAGGATGCTCAGCGTGTCCTTGCGCATGAAGGGCGCCAGCTCGTCGTCGGGGATGTGCGCCAGCTTGCGGGGCTTGAGGTGCTGCATGCCGGGCTTGTCCACCTCGACGTTGAACTCCGCGCCGTTGTTCGTCATCAGCTTGTTCATCACGTCGGTCTCACCGGTGACGTTGTGCTTGCGCAGCACGGCCAGGAACTCCTGCTGGTGGCTGCTGATGAACGCAGCGTCGTAGACGCGTGGGAAGTAGTCCTTGCCGTAGCCCAGGTCCGTGACCTTGACCTTGGCGTCGCGCATGTAGTCGAAGGCGTCGTCCAGGTGCTTGCGGATGACCCGCTTGGCTACGTGGGCAGCGGCGCGGTCGCCCGGGTCAGTCAGTGCCTTGACCGGGTCGTTGCTCTTGCTCTGCAGGCTCTCCAGGGCAGCGTGCAGAGCCGCCTCGCTGGTGCCGCGCAGGTCACGGGCCAGCTTGTTCATGCGCTGCGCGTGCTCAGTGCGGGCAGCGGGCATGTAGCCTGGGTCCTCGCCCTCGTTCGTGCCGTGCAGCTTGATCGCGTCAGCCAGCTCGCGCAGGGCCGGCACACCGGTGTCGCGCAGCCGCTCACCGCCGGCAGACAGCAGCGCCTCGCCCAGGTTCAGCAGCGGCTCAGTCATCTTGCGGGCCTGCTCGATCGCGGCGTTGCGCCCCGGCTCCAGCACCCGCTTCGCCACCACGTCGCGCGGCATGCGTGCGGTCAGGTCCTTGGCGAAGTCGCCCTTGTGGAAGTACTCCATGACGCGCAGGGCGCGCTCGTCGTTGCTCCAGATGCCCAGCACTGAGCGCAGGAAGTCAGCGATGCGCTGGAAGACGTTCTTGGTCTGCTCGCCCACGGTGAGCTGGCCGGCCGCCCAGAACTGGTACATGTAGGCCGCGCGCTCTTCGGGGTTGTTGAGCTGCTTGAGTGCCTCGGGTGAATCCTTGAGCAGCCGCTTGAGCTGGTTCATCACCGGCGCTGAGGACGCTGCGCGCTCCAGCACGTCCATGATCTGCCCGTGCTTGAGGTCAGTCAGCTTGGCGAAGAACGCGTGCAGCGCCTCGTGGTAGGCCGGGCTCAGCGGGTTCAGGCTGTGCACGCTGAGGCGCACGATGTCCTCGATCGGCACGTTGCCGCCACCGGTGCGCTCGAACTCGCCGGCGTGGAGGATGTTCGCCCAGGCGATCTTGACGTGTGGCGCCACGCGCTTGAAGAACGCATCGACCTCGGCACGGTTGACCGGGCCGGTGGTGTTCGGGGTGAGTTGCTGAGCGTCTTGGCGGCTGAATTTGCCCTCGCCGACCTTGCCGATGTTCGCGCCTGAGATTCGCTCCCACTTTATGTCCAGCTGATCTTTGTCGAGCGCGTGCTTCGACCACGCGAGGGCAGTGGCGAGCATGCGCGCGGTCTGGAAGGTCGAGACGCCCTCAACGCGGGTAATGGGCGAGCCGTCGTACAGTTGCCGCCCCGTGTCGCCCAGAGCGCCCATTGAACTCAGCAGCTTGCCGCTGGGGTCTGTGGCCCGCGGTCCAAATGACGTCGCGTCGTTCGTCTTGGTGTCGTAGACGACGTGCTGAGCAGCGAAGTAGCCGATGAGGTTCGTGCGTTTTACGAAGTCAGTTTCCCGGGAGAGGTAGCGCCGGAGGGTGTCAACAAATTGATCTGGAACGACGGCGGTGTGGGTGCGGCGCCCGTCGTACTCAAAGAAGTATGTGAATTCCCTGCCGAGAGGGCCGAACGAATCCTTGCCGAACTTTCCTCCATCCATTGATACCGATGGGTCATGTGCAAGCCAAACTCTTCGATCCTCAGCAAGTCGGGTGATGAGTCGTTGTTCATGTGCGCCTTCTTCGTCTGAGCTGATGAGACTGTACTTCTTGATCCCCAGCCCGTAGGCCACGTTCGGGTCGCCGCGCACCAGCTCGCCCAGGCGTGTGTTCGCCGCCTCGATCGCCGCGGCGGTGTTCGCGTCCACCTTGCCTGAGTTCAGGTGCTGGACGGCGCGCTGCAGCCCCTTCGCGTCAGTGCTGGTGCTCAGGTCGCGGATCAGGCCGGCGTCACCAGAGCGGGCTTTCTCGCTGAGCGCCGCCTTCTTGGCGGCTACGGCTTTTGGGTCGGGGGTGCTCCTTGGCTTCTCCTTGAGCGTGTACTCCTCGGGCGGCGGAGGCGCGCTCTTGCTCTTGGTCTCGCCGTTGAGGTACTTCTCAGCCAGCCGGTTCACCACAGTGGCGACGTCGCTGGCCTTCGTCATGTCGCCCACGGCCCAGAGTGCTTCGCGGTCAGCCCGGTTCATGACTGAGGTGGCCTTGCGGGTGGTCAGCTCGCCGGGGGCGCGGTCCGTGCGCAGGCTCTGCGGGTCTGCAACCTTGCCGCCCACCACGAGCTTGGTGCGGTTGCTGTTGTCGGGGATGTCCACACCACGCGGGAACTCACGGGAGCCGGTGATGCCCTTGGCGTCTGCAGCCGACATCATGTCGAGCAGAGCCTCCAGCTTGGCGCCCACGGCCCGCGCTCCCGCTGAGGTGCTGGCGCGCAGCTTCTCAGCCATGATCTGCGGCTTGCCCATCGCCACCGGCGTGCGGACTGTCTCTCTGGCGCTGCCGTCGCTGTTGATGTGGATGGCACCCGCCTCGCTGCCCTCGCGGGAGATCTCAGTCCGTAGCCCGGCGCTCTTCGTCACGCGTGCCTCGCCCTCGCCGCGCAGTGCGTCGTGGGTGGGGCCGAACGGGTCGATCTCGTGGCGGCCAGAGCCCAGCGAGCTGGGCGCTGCCTTCTCCAGGACGTCGATCTCGTTGCTTATGGCCTTGACGCGGACGCGGTCCGCATCCGTGGCCGTCTTGGCTTCGAGCTTCGCCTCCAGCATGGACAGGTCGCCGCGCAGCTCGTTGATGCGCTGCTGGCGGGGCGTCTGCGTCGTCGACTGCTCAGTGCCGCCGAGGCGATCGGGAGTGTTCACGACCTCGCCGTCCACCCACCCGTCCTTGCCCTTGGCAGAGTGCGTGTCGCGCCGGTTGATGCCCCGCTCAATGATGCCGTCGAACCCAGACTCATCCTCGCTCTCAGAGCGGATGTCGTCAGTGGTGTGCTCGAAGGCCCGGCGCTCAGCGCGGTCCGCGGCCAGCTTGCGCCCCTCGTAGTGTGCCTCGCGCGCCACCTTGCGGTCGCCCTTGTTGAACCGGTCAGGCAGCGCAGTGCGGTACTCAGCACTCAGCCGGTCGCGCTCAGCAGACTCAGCGTCGGTCAGCTTGTCCGCGTCAGTCAGCCGGGCCTGCCGGTCAATGGCGCGGGCTCTGCCCAGCGTGAGCGGCTTGTCGTTCACGGTGGCGATGACGGTGCTGTCAGGCACGTCGAACGCACGCCCGGTCAGGTCCTGCACCGCCGCCACGCCTTCGAGGAACATGCGCAGCTTGCGCGACACATACCCCGCGCTGTCAGCCGGCATCTGCTCCTTCTCGAAGCGGCGCTCCATTGCCTTCGTGATCTTCACGGCGTCGAGGATCGCGTTGCCCGACTTGCCCTTGCCCACGGTGTCGAGCCGCGCCTCGCTGTAGCCGTAGCCGGAGTCGAGCCCCATAGCGCCCAGCTCGTCATAGCTGATCTTCTGCGGTGAGGTGGAGCGCTCGTGGCCGATGACGACGTACTTGTCGATCTCGCCGTCCACGTACGCCTGAACCTGCGGGTCGTTGGTGTCGTCGGTGTCGAGGAGAGCCATCGCCGCCTTCTCCAGCAGGCCGCGCTGCTTCTTGACGAAGGGGTGGTCAGGCCCGAGCTCACTGGGCGAGAGGTAGCGCAGCGTCGTGCCGGGATTCTTTCCCGTCAGATTGTCCATGCGCTGCTGGGCCGCCGGGCCAAACTTCGACGGGTTGTCGTCGTGCTTGGGGTGCAGGTACATCGTGTCGCCCTTGCCGGCACCGTAGTACTGCATCGTCGGCGCCGTCATGTCGACTTCGTCGTCCAGCGTGTGCTGCTGGTACGGCGGTGCGTCCTCGATCGGGTTGCCGTCGTCGTCAGTCTTGACGCGGCCACGCTCCAGCTGGTTCTCGCCGGCGCGGCGACCCGTTGACTGCTTGGCGAGCGAGGCAGCGAAGCCGGTACGCCCGGCCTGGACCGCAGCGATCACGGCGTCGGCGCCGTCCTTGCCGTAGCGGTACTCCAGCGCGGTGCGCACTTGGCGGTCGTTGAAGCGGTTGGCCTCTTCGTCGAGCTGCCCCTGCTTGGCGCTCTGAGCTTTGCCCGTGCTGTCAGGCATGTGCTGACCGACGCCCCCGCTCATGGAGATCGGCTGGTCTGCCCACTTCACCAGCAGGTCGCGCTCGTCCCGCAGGTCACTCGCCCGCACAGCCTTCGCCAGATCGGGGCGGAGGTGCTTGCGCTGCACCTCTTCGACCGTGGCGTGGGAGCGCTCCACATCCGCCACTGTGTTGACGGCGCGGAAGATGTTCGCCATCTCCTCGGGGCCGGCGAGGCCCATGACGCGGCGCACGGAGTCGAACACGGTGTCCGCGTGGCCGGGGAACATGCTGGCAACCTGGATCACAGTGGCGAGGTCCGGTGTGCCGCTCGCCATGTCCTGGATGACGTAGCGCATGGTGTCGCCGAGCTCGTTGAGGTGCTGCTGCACCTCTGTCGGGTGGCCGCGGAATGCCTCGGGCTTGATCTCCTTGAGCGTGGGGATCAGCTCAGTCATGATGGCGTCCCGCGCGGCGCTGTAGTCCTCGGACTTCTTGACCGCGCTCTTGCCCTGCATCTCGTCAGCCCTGGTCCTGGCCTTCGTCAGTAGACCGCTGACGAAGCTCTTGGAGCGGTCGAAGGCGTCGGACGCCATCTTGATCCCGGCCACCGTGGCTTGGTTGGCCTTGTCGCCGAGGTTCTGCGCAGCGGTGTTCACCGCCTCGAAGTCCTCGGGGCTCAGCTTGCGCTGGGCCAGATCCTTGACGTAGCTACCGGCGGTCTGGACGCGCAGCGCGTCGTCGTCGACGAGCTTCTTCTTGAGCGCGTCGCCAGCCAGCCCGGCGTACTCCTTGGCGTCGCCGATGATGTCCTCGCTGTCGGCGATCTTCTGGGCCACGCCCGTGGCCTTCTCGCGGGCGGTGTCCCAGACCTTGCGCATGCTGGCGCCCAGGTCGCCCAGGTCGTAGCCCTCGTAGGTCTTCTGGGCCTTCTCAGCCACGCCGCCCAGCGGGCTCTCCTTGACCCGCTCTGCGACCCCCTCAGCCTTCGTCAGGAGGCCCGTGGCTGCGTTTTTCACGCCCTGGACACCCTCACCTACCCGGTCGATGTTCTGGTGGGCGTATTGGGCCAAATGGCCCGCTCCGCCCATGATGCCGCCGCCCAGCACGCCACCGGCGAAGGCGTCGAGCGCCGCGCCGTGATCCAGCGTGTCCAGGGTCTGGGTGGACCCCAGCTGCTTGGCGTACTCGCCTGCGCCTTCGCCTGCGCCTTCAATCAGGCCGCCCTTGATGGAGGCACCTGCCAGCGTGCTGCCCGGAGCCCGAGCCACCTTGCCAGCCAAGCTGCCAGCCAGCCCGGCAGGCACGATGGACTGCAGCGCCGCTGAGCCGATGCCACCCAGCGCTGCGTCGCGCAGGTTCACCGGCTGGCCCGCTTCGCGCTGGCGGCCAATCGTCTCGCCCACCTCGAACGGCGTGTAGGCTGCAGTGCCTGCCAGCATGGCCGGGATGGCAGCGCCACCGGTCATCAGGCCAGCACCAGCACCCACAGCCACCGACGGCAGCAGGCCGCCGAGGGTGCCAGCGGCCCAGTCACCGAAGTCATTCGCCCCGTTGATGTCGCGGAACGAAGTGACACGGGGCGCAGCGTTCTGCGCTCGCAGCCCCAGCGCATCAGCCTGCTGGTACTGGTCTTTGGCGTAGCCGCTGTAACCCAGCTCGTCACCGACAGCACCGAGGGTGTTGCTCAGTCCGGAGCGCATGCTGAGTGTGGTGCTCCGCAGGCCCTTGCCGAACTCGGTGCCCTGCTGCCCGGCAGCACGGTCGAGCTCAGCCTGACTGAGAGGCTTGTTGAGGTTGGCGAGATCGTTGATCATTGGCCTGATCCCATCTGTAGCATGTCGTACTTGTTGGTCGGCGTGCCGCGCATGCCACCAAACTCGATGCGATTCGCTTCTTCAGTCCTGAGATACCGCCCCGGGATCACTTGCTTGTACGCCCGGCTCTTGGGGTTCGTGATCACGTAGTTGTCGTTCTTCGGGTCGTGCTGGATACCGATGAGGTCGATCGGGTCGACGGTCTTCAGGAAGTCCGGCTTGAACGGGTTCAGGTTGCTGCCGTCAGCGCGCAGCGTCTCCAGCAGGTCGCTTGCCGCGATGAGCTGCTCTGTGGCGCGCGGCCCCAGATCGTGCACGCCCCTCGCGCCCGGGATGCGGGCAACAGAGCGGTCGATGCCTTGGCGGTATCTCGCGACGGCTGCGGTGTCGACCTTGTCGCCGGTGATCCCTGATGTCGTGAACCGCGACTCCAGCTGCTTCTGCAGCGCGCCTTCGGCCGCCTGCCGGTTCGAGAGGTCCTTGTCACCGCGCTCTGCTTGGTACTCCCGCTCCTTCATGCCCAGCTCGATGTTGTCCTTGTAGCGCTGGTAGTCGCGCTGCCCAGCAGCGATCTGGCGCGTGATCTGGTTGTTCTCGCGCTGGATCTGGTTGTGCTCGCGATGGATGCCGGCGTTCGTGTCTGTGCCGTAGCGGCTGGTGCTGGCACCGAGGTCTGCACCGTAGCGGGATGTCTCGTCACGCATCGTCGCTTCCCGCATGCGCTGCTGGCGGTCGTCGAACTGGTTCGCGAGCTGGGCAGCGTCGTAGGGCGACAGGCCCGGCGTGCGCATGATCTTGTCGCGCTCGAACGAGGCGTTGCGGTCGTCGATGCCCTGCTGCCAGGAGCTCTTGCCGCCACCGAAGCCGCCGGCGATGGCGCCACCACCGGACACTCCGGCGGGCGCCTTGCCGTAGGACTGGTCGAGGGCCGCGAAGTCGCCACGAGCCGCTGCTGCCTGACGTGCGGCCGAGAGCTGCTGGTCGAGGCCCATCTCTCTCATGCCGCCCTTACTCGGCTCGGTGGAGAGCAGCGGGTTCGCCGACGCGACCGGCTTGCCGCTCGCGTCGTAGTTCTGGATGAAGTTGTTGCCGTTCGGGGTGTTCGTCAGCTGCCCAGTTTTTACGTTCCAGGCGTCGCGGATGCCAGCGTTCTCTTTGACGTCCCGCCCGCTGTAGATCGTGCGCCCAGTGATCGGGTCCTGGGTCTTGTAGACCTCGCCCGCTTGCAGCATCGACAGGTCCGTCGGTAGGCGGTTGTTGATGCCGCCACCGCGCCCGCTCGTCGGGTCAAACGCTCTGCCGTCCTCGCCGTAGCCAGCGAGGTAGCGCTCAAGCGGGAACCCGCCCTCCATGGTGATCTTGCGGGGGTCGCCTCCGGTCTCGCCGCGCCCTGCCCCACCGCCGACTGCAGGCTCCTTCATGCCCAGCCGGGCGTAGGTCTCAGCGGTCTTGTTCGCTCGGGCCTGTGCCGCAGCTTCCGCGGTGATGGGGGTAGGCAAACGGTCGACGGGCGAGGCTTCAGTGACGCCGAACCCTTGCCGCAGTCCCTTGATGCCCTCGTCAGCTGAGAAGTACCCAGCCGCCCCTCCGACAACTCCGCCGAGGGCGCCGCCGATGATGGTCCCGGGGGGCCCTGCAAGCATTGTTCCTGCGGCAGCTCCGAGCTTGGCCCCGCCGAGAGCTCCGGCGCCGGCCATGCCGAGTTTGCCGACGCCCTCCGCCGCCTGGGTGGCGGTGTCGACGACAGTGTCCTGAATCGGCGAGCCGGCCCGTATGTGGGCGTCGAGCACCTTTCCCGTCGCCAGTGCGTCGGGGATAGCGGCTGCGCCGCTCATGCCCGCGCGGATCGTGGCGGCGCCGACCGGGGTCGCAGCAGCGTCGATCGCCGCCTTCCCTATCGCCCCGGGGTTTCGCACCGCCTCGGCCGCTGCGTTGAAGATCCTGCGGGGGACGGACTGGTACACGGGGCCGGCGTTCGGCCCCATCGCGGCGGCGTTGCTCATGCTGCGTGGGCGGCCGTTGGCGCCGTCGTACGGGCTCGACGGCCCCGCAGGCATGGACGACGGCGGCACGTTGATAACCCGGCTCGACGGCCCTTCCGGCTTCGGCATGTAGGGGCTCGACGGCCCTGCGGGCATCGAAGACGGAGGCGGCGCCTGCATCGTCGCGACTGTGGGCTTCGGGTACACGCTCGCCGGCCCGGCAGGCATCGAAGACGGTGGCACCGGCCCCATGTTGCCGATCGTCGGCTTGGGGTTCATCGGGTGCGGCGGCATTTGACTCGGCGCCTGCTGGCCGGGCGACATGTACGCGCTCTGCGGCCCAGACGGACCGGCCGCGGGCTGCGGTGGTGTGTATGCGCTCTGCGGGCCGAACCCGCCCATCGTGCCGGCGGTGGCCCGCATGGTGGGAGCTGCGGCCTTCGCCTCGCGTGCTGCTTTGAGTGCTGCTTCTTGTTCGGGGGTCATACGCGGCTCCTGTTCGATCTAAGTTAGATTGTAAATGTCGGCGGATCACGAATACGGCGAGGCGCTCGTGTTGCTCGTCCTGCCGGTGTAGCTCCACTGCGTCGAATCCGAGGACGTGCCGCTGATCCCGGCCGACGCCCGGATCGTGCCGTAGGCCGACGCTGCAAGCTGAGAGTTGACCTGTGCGCCGACCTTCGCTTGGTCTGCGATCATGCTGCGCATCGTGAAGAACTGATCCCCGACGATCTTCGCCTGCTGCAGAGCAAGCGACTTGTTCGACTCGTAGAGCGAGACCATCGCTTTGAAGTGCTCAGCATTTACTTGCGCCTGGGCGATGTTCTGGCTGATCTGCGCTTTGCCCGCCTCCACTTCCAGCCCGGCGACCTGGACCTCTGCGCGCACCATTTCTGCCTCAGCGCCGACTCGGGCTGCGTATGCCTGGACTTGCGACACGTGCCCGCGCATCACGGCGTCGTAGATTTCGGCGTTGGCCTTCGCGGTAGCGACCTGGGCCTGCACCCCCGTTGCGTATGCCTCGACCTCCGCGCGGTAGGACTCCGCCAGAGTTTTGTTGGCGTCGGTCTTTGCCTTGAACACTTCGACCCGCGCAGTCTCTGAGCCGATGGTGGCGACGTACGCCTTGATCTGTTCGCCGAATATCTCGACCTGCAGTTTGTCCGCAGCGAGCATAGCCTGCATGGCTTCGATCTCCGCCGCGTACGCTTTGACCACCGTCTCTCGCGCCTGCAACTGAGCGCTGTAGACAGCGACGTTCGCTTGGTTGATGTCGGCCTTCGCTCGCTCTGCGCTAACTGTGGCTTGGTACGCGTCAACCTTGGCGCGCTCGGCGTCTATCAGTCCGCGATATGCGGTGACTCCCGCCGTGTACAGATCCATCTGTGCTTTGTACGCGCCGACCCGGGCGTTGTAGATCTCGATCATGTTCTCAGCCAGATACTTCGCGGCGTCGAATGTGCGCTGCTCCATGTTGTTTGCGTGCTCAATCAGGCGCGACTCCAGGGCGATGCCCTGCTCGATGGCGTGCCTTGCATTGGCCTGCGCAGTCTCAGCTTGCTTGACCATGATGTCGCGGTTCACCTCGGAGGTCTTCACAGACGCTGCCTTCAGTGCTTCGCGGGTCTGCGCGGCCAGCGCGCCGGTCGGCAGCGAGAATCCCCGAGCTTCGGCGTTGTGGATGACCTCCGCAGCGGCTGCGGCCCAGATGGCGGTCTCGCGGCTACGTCCGCGGGACCAGATCACCTCCTCGACTTCGGGCGGGAGCGCACTGTCTCCGTTCAGACGAGCTCGAATGTTGTTGTTGATCGCGTCTATCAGCGCTGATACGTATTTGGACTCCTTCACGTAGGTGTACTGTGTCGGCGGCGTGACCGTGAGTTCCTTCGGCTTCTCGATGCTGGACAGAAAATCCTCGTGCGTGTTGACCCCCTCAAACGGCAAGATCGACAGCTCTAGAAGGGTGGGCGGCGTGGGCGACGTCCATGCCCCCACTGTGGGCCTCCAGTACGTGAGGTCCATCAGACTGCCGTCGAACGTGGGCTGCGGTGGCGCCGCCCCTGGCACATAGACGTTGGTGGCGTAGGCTGGTTGTGCCGGCGCCCCCGAGCGGTCCACAGTCACGTCGGGCTTCTCTGGCGTATCGCCACCCTCGTAATTCGAGATCTCCGTCGCCACCGCCGGCACTGTGATCGTGACCTGGGTCGGCGGTGTGGGTGCCGGCGGCGCTGCTGTGTTCACCGGCATCGGTGGCAGGACGATGCCGCTTAGCGCACTTCCGAGGGCGATAATGAAGCCGTTCGCTGCCGTGCCCGCGTTGTTCGCGTAGTTCTGCGCGCTGTTGAACAGCCCTTCAACTTGTTGGAAAGCCATCAGATTCTCCGGTTGGCTGAGACGTCGGCGTCGAACTCGATCTTGTCGATTGCAAACGCATCGCTGCCGTCGGACGTCAGCCCGACAGCGAGATAGTTGTCCCTGAAGCCGCGGCCGAGGGTGAACCTCCCTGCGCGGTCAGTGCGGTGGGCCTCGTCGTAGCTGTGAGAGACGCCGCCGCTGTCTGTGATCGTGGCGGTCAGCACCGGCTCGCCTGTGTGGTAGATGTAGAGGTAGCGTGGGTGCTGCTTGCGGGCGCTGCCCGTCAGCTTCATGCCGAAAGAGATGCCCGACGCAAACGCCACGCCGTCGTCTTCGGTTCCGCCTGCGGCATACACGCCGGTCGCGGTCGCCTCGTAGTTACCAGCCAGCCCGGTGAAGGGCGTGGTGTACTCAGTGGCCGCAAGGTTTTCAAGATTGAGGACGAGCGTGTTCATATCAACATCGCGTCGAGCGCGACCCTATCGTCGATGAAGACTTTGTTGAATGAGAGCGGGAGCTGACCCAGCGTGCCGTGGGTGGCGCCCAGCTCCATCCACTCATTGAGCACGTCCTTGAGCGGTACGTGGCCGAGGTTGTTCCCGACGTAGGTCTCGCACACCAGGGGGAAAGCGATGATGCTTTCCCACGGAGCATTGACGTCCGTAGTATCCCTGCTGGTACGTTCACCCGCAACCCAGAGCATCTGCACAACAAAACCGCCGGTACGCGGGTCGAAGTAGACGCGGTCGTCGAGTTTGCAGATGGTGTCGCCACCTCGGTTACTAGGGAAGTCCATAGCTCAGCGCTCCGTGTCGAGTTAAATCGTCGTGCCGGGGATGTTGTAGGAGACAAACTCCTGCCAGTGAATGGCTGACGCGGCGGCCTCCACTGCGGGCGGGAACATGGCAGGTACGTTATTCCACGCGATGACGACGGAGCCGTCTGGACGCAAGAGCTTGTGGTCGAGCCGCCAAGCGTTGAAGTTGTAGTGCAGATATGCCTGGACTGTCCCCACCGCCGCGCCTATGTTTCCTGTGACCATGTCCGTGTATCCCGTCGAGCCGGATCTGCCCTGGTCGATGCGCAGAGCAAGCTGGCGCGTGTGCGTGTCGCGTGCGGTGTAGATGTGCTTGTGTACCGAGGGTTCGTCGAATGCTCCGCCAGAGAGATAGGACGTGACAGATACGGTAGGCTCCTCCATCCCAGTAAAGAGGTAGTACGAGAACGTCCCAACCCCAGAGTACCCCTGCACCGAATACTCTGTCTCCCATGTCAATTCTGGCGACCATGTGCTGCTCGTGTACCCAACCGGAGGGTCCGGGCTCGGGACTGGAGTGAGTGTCGAGTTCTGTTTAGTAGTGCGGACCGTCCTACCCTTTGTGGAGTTCACGAGCGCTTGGTATCTTTCCACCCCGCCCAGGAATCTATCTACAGTCTCCGACCCACTGTCACTGTAGATCACGTGTGTGATAGTGGACGAATCCGTCCCGTCGCTGGGGTAAGTGTGAATCTCGTCGTAAGTCTGCGTAATCATCTCTGGCGGGTCGGTCTCGTATTGCCCCGGCCACACCCAGAACTTGTATGTGTTCGTGTACGTGTATTCGATCTGGGTTTGCCCGATCGTGTTTGCCCCGTTGGCTCTCCACTCGTCGACGACTGGAAACGCCCAGCTGGTGTCGCCAGTCGGCGCCAAAGTGATTTTTCCCGTTATCACGGCGGGGGCGTTCTCTTGGGGGGTGATAGTGACGACGAACCCACTGCAGTCCCCCGCACCGTTTGTGCCGGAGCAAGTAATTGTCGCGACGCCCGACGGACTGATGCTTTCCGTGAAATCCCTCCCGTATTGATTGGGGTTTCTGCTGGGGCGTGTTCCGGTGTCCAGGAGCGACCACTCGGGAGTTTCAGCAGCTGAGTTGCACGCCCAGAGTTGATCCGCGATTGCGAAGATGACGATGCCCTTCGCGCTTTCCCCCGCAGTTTCAAACGACACCGGGGCAAAGTTAAAAGTGCGCAGGGCGCTGCCGGCGTTCTTCGGGCTGTAGGTATCGTCCGTCCCGAGCCCGCTTTCGTTGACCGCGAAGTTCATCGGTGGAATCGACTGAACTACCTGCCCGCACATATAGAACTCAGGGGCGGTGTCGCCTACTTCCTCGACGTTCACGAGCTTGGTCGACAGCAAGTACTCGTCGTCGTAGTACTTCAGCTCGATGATGTCGCCAAACTTGGGTTCGTGAATGCGGTAGATCTTGATCGCGCCGTTCCTGATTGGCTCATCAGTCAGGTCTCTGTCCCGAGCAATCTGGATGATCAGCCACTCAGTCAGCGCTCCATCCGGGGTGCCAGGGACCGCGGGCCGGCCAGGGTGCTCGTCGTCCTCGCCGCTGAACTTGACGCAGGACGGAACGAGCTTGAGCTCGTGACGCCCATACCGCTCCATCTTCGCCACCGTGTCGTCGAGCTCCGATGAGTCGTTTATTTGTGGCCAGAGATCGCCGGTGTTCGGCACCGTCATGAGCCCATGCCGCGCGTTCGCCATGTAGGCTTCTTCGTCCTCGACCACGTTGATCTTCAGGAGGATGCCGCCGTAGAAGGTCGGTGAGGGCTGGCCTGCCGGCTCAGCGAAGACGTCGACGCGAATCTCGCCGTGATTGGCCTGGAACTGCGCCTGCCCGTTCAGGAGCCTGACGTCTCTGCGGTGGTAGGGCGCCGAGCTCAGCTGCACATCCATGAGGAACGTCTGGAGCTCGATCGACGCCTCAGCCACCGCGGCCTGCTGGTCGCCGTCGCCGAACACGTGGAGCGCAACCGGCACCTTCCCCGTCAGGGGGTTGCCGTCGCGGTCGTGGAAGTAATAGTCCTTCACACCGGTGCTGCAAGGTACTGCATGACCCCGTCACGTACCCGCGCAGTCGCGATTACCTCGGTCGCGTCCATCTTGTACTTGTGGCTGGTCAGCGCCAGGATCTGCCCGTTCCCGTAGATGAGGTGAACGACCCCGCCGACCAGACACAGTGCGCCCTGGAGCAACCCGCTTGGGCGGACCTCTTTCTGCAGGTATCCGAGCGGGATCTCGACCGCGGAGCCGAGCGTGACTGCGCCCGTTGCGATGGGCTGGCTCTTCCACTCCGCCACGGACGTGCCGTCGAGCCACGTGATCCCTTCGGACGTGCCGATGAACACGCCACTGTTGGTGCCGTACACGAGGGTGATGTCGCGCGGCATCTGGACGAAGTCACGTGTCAGGTCGATCATCTCCGGCTGGAACGGGCGCGTGGCCCAGAGCGTGCTGCCCTCGACGATCAGCACCCGCGAGAGCCAGGTTGTGAGCTGTGTGCCGACGGGCGGCTCAGCCAGCCCGGCCCCGAGGTACGCTACACCGGGGCTCCCAATCGCAGCGGTGTCTGTCGTAGTGTTGCCGGCCAGGAACAGTTCCTCGCCGTAGGGGGCGGTGTAGATGTTTATCGAGAACCCCTCGCGCACGGGCAGACCGGTAAGGCTGCTCAGGTCGCTGGGCGGGCCGTAGATCGCCGGGCCTTCGAGGCCGTCGCTCAGCCGGACGTGCGTGAGGGCGTACATCGTCGTACCGCTCGCCGCATAGCCTACGGACTCCGGTGCCTTGATTCCCCACTCCGTCGTTGTGGTCGCTGTCGCCAGCCCGTTGATGTACCCGTTCGAGAACGCCACGCGCCCGTCGGCCAGCAGGGTGTACCAGACGCGTGTGTACCCGAGGGTCGGGTAGACCGTGCGCAGCAGCGCGCCGGCCGCGTTGAGTAGGACGAGGTCGCTGTTGATCACGGCGAAGGTGCCGAACGGCGACTCGAACAGAGAGTGCGCGGAACCAGCGCGCAGCAGCGTGCGCCCGCGCCTACTGAGTACGTTGCCGGTACTGCCGATGTCGACGTTCGTCGCCGTCAGCATCTCGCCGTCAGCCAGCCGCGTGCGGTCGGCGACGTTGTTGATGCCGAGGAACTTCTGGAGCTTCATGGGGCGGTCCTCTCGGCTTGTGCCCGGCCGAAGGAGGTGCGGAACAAGTTGCCCCGCAGGCGCTGGGTATTCTTTGTTGCATCAGGGGTGCCGAAGGTCGTGTCCATCAGCGAGTTCGCCTCGAACGATCCGCGGCACTGCGAAGAAAGCACGCCGAGTTGTGTACGACACATGCCCGCCGCACTGACCAGGATGAGACTCGATACCGCGCCGAACGTCGTGCCCCTGAATCCCGTCGCGTTCTGCGCCGCGAACAGCCCATGCTCGCCCATGCCCCCCGATACGAAGCCGGAGGCCACTGAGGGTAGTCGGACCATCGGCGCGGGCACGTTGCTCGACGCCCAGCCCGTCGCGTCTGCGTGGAGCGCCTTCGTTATCGCTGGCCTGCCGAACTGAGTCGTCGGCGCGATCCACTCCGCATAGCCCGGCAAGGTGAGGATGAACCCCGCTGCTGCGGCGGTCGAGCCGAACAGGATGGTTGGCTCGATCGTGGCTGCGGCGCGTGCCGTGTTGAGTGTGAGCGCACCGGTGCCGAACTGCGTCTCCGGCGCGACCGCTGTCGCTCCGTAAGCCACAGCGGCGCGGGGTAGACCGAACTCGGCGGTAGGTGCGACCGTCAGGGCGATGGGCGGCGCAGTAGGTGTGCCGAACGCGGTGGTCGGGTCGATCGACGTTGCGGGGTAGACGGTGCCTATCGGCTCGCCGAGCGCACCGGATGTGGTCTCGCGGACGGCGTGGATGTAGGCCGCCGTGAGTGCAGTCGATGCGGTGTACTCGTTGAACAGCAGCCCGGCGACGGTAATCGGTGACGACGTGGTAAGCGGCGTAGTCCATGTCCAAGTGGACCCGAGCTGCACCCCGCGTGCGAACGCTTTGAACGTCGTGGTGGTGATCTCAACCCGCAGAACGATTGAGCCGCCCCACCCGACATCCCCACCCGATAGAAGTTCGCCCCCGATATTTCCAGAGCTCCCGCCCTCATCGTAGATGGGGTCGAGAGTCGCATTCATGCGGTCGATCGTGGCTTGGTAATTGGCCCCGCCCGCATCCATCAGCACCGCAAGAGTGCAGGGTCCGCGCGTATCCACCTCCACGACAAACACGCCCGTGCCGAGCGTGGTTGTGCCGTCTGTGAGGGTGGCAGATACCGGTCCCGATCCGCCAGCCAGCGTGATACCGCTTGCTGTGCGGACTACTTCTGTTGTGGCCGAACCTCCCCATGCCCCAAGCCCTGCCGCGTAGGCGTCAGGGTAGGAGCCGACGAGATTGCCCGACCCTCTGAACCTGTCCTGAACGTAGACCGTAGCCACGACCTACTCCTGCGCAGGTTAGAGCGAGAAGATCTTGTACGCCCCGCTGTCGAACACGATCTGGATGTCGCCGCCGTTCGTGGCGAGCGGGAACCCAGTGATGGTGTCGATGTAGGCGATCAGCGGGCTCGTGCCGACCACGCCAGTGTCCTTGTAGATCACCACAGCCTTCGCCGTGGAGCCCGCCGACACTGCTGTGAACGTCGGATCGACCGTATTGTCGAAGACCCCGAGCGTGACCGTCTTGGCGCCCAGAGTCTGGGGCGTGTTCAAGACGTAGGCGGAGATCGTCGAGAAGAACTCGTCGGACGCCATCGTGGGCGAGTACGCGCTGCTGACGAGCGCCAGCTTGATCGTGTCGGAGACGAGATTGATGGCACCGGAGAGGAACTTCTCCTTGCCTTTGCCGTAGAGAGCATTCGCCATGATGGGCTCCTATAAAGAACTGGTTGGATTCTAAGTCGGATCGAACTTAGATTAAAGGTGCGCAGGCGAGCGACCAAGGTAGCCGCCAGCCTGCGCTATGGAGGGTTGGATAGCGAGCCGAGACGCACCCGCAGCGTGGCGACACCCTCCACTGGTCTATGCCACGTGTTCAGCGCTCCTTGATCTTGAAATAGATGGTGCGGTCGTCGCTCCGCCCGCCCGTCGTGACCACGTGGATCTTGACGCTGCCGGGCGTTCCGACTGTTCCCCCGGAGATCCAGAGCACAACGCTCTTGCCGACGATGGAGCTGGAGTCCACGACGACGTCGGTGGGTGTCGTGGTGTGCGACGCGAGCGTATCGCTCATGGCGTCGAGCCATAGCGTGAAGTCGACCTTGTAGTCCAGCACCGCGTTGGGGTCGCGGTCGATGGTCCACTTGCCAGCGGCCTGTGTGAATTCGGTGTCGGACATGGTCTTCTCCTAAGCTGAGACGAGGGTGTCAGTGGCGGCGACCGTGAGCGTGCGGTCTGTGGCGTCGATGTTGAGCGTACGGTCTACAGCATCGACATTGAGCTGGCGCGAATCCGCGACCACGAGCAGCGTGCGTTCGGCCAGCCCGGCAACGAGGGTGCGGTCCTCCGCAGCGACGATGAGCGTGCGGGTGGTGAGCGATGCGCTGCCTGTGCCGAGCTGGGCGAGCAGCGTGGCGAGCGCTTGGGCGTAGGCCGAGAACCGGGCCTGCACAGACAGGTCAGCGAGCGCGCTGGCCTCAGCCGCAGGATCTGCAGCGAGACGGATCTGCGTCGCCAGGGCTGAGGTCGCGCTGGCCTGGGCGATAGCCGCAGCAGCGAGCTGTGAGGCGATGCCCGTAAGCGTGGCCGTGCCGGCGGCCTGGGCCTGGGCCTGCGCTGCGAAGCGGATGCTCGTCGCCAGGGCTGAGGTCGCACTGGCCTGGGCGATGGCGTCCGAGGCCAGCCGGATGCTGGTGGTCAGCGCGGCGTTGAGCGTGGCAGATGCCGCCGGCGCAGACGCGATGAGCCTGATGAACGTGCCGTCAGCGGTGAGCGTCGCTGCGGCTGCGGGCGTCGCTGCGAAGCGGATGGCAGTGGTCAGCGCGGCAGTGGCGGTCGCCTGCGCAGTCGCAGTGACGGCCATCGTGACGCCCGGCGCAGTGAGCGCGGCGGTCGCAGTGGCTACGGCTGCAGGTGCAGCAGCGAGGCGGATGTCTGTGGTCAGCGCCGCGCTAGCCGTAGCGCTAGCCGTAGCGCTGGCAGCGGGGCGGATGCTCGTCGTCAGCGCTGCCTGCGCGGTCGCTGCGGCTGCGGGGGCCGCCGCGAGCTGGATGCTGGTTGTCAACGCCGCTGTGGCCGACGCAGAAGTAGCCAGTGCAGCGCTGAGCCTCACACCGACGGTCAGCGCGGCTGTGGTCGTGGCGACGGCCGCAGGCGCAGCCGCCATGAGCGCCCCACCCTGCAGCGAGGCCTCAGCGGTAGCGACGGCAGCGGGTGAAGCGGCCAGCCGGATGCTTGTGGTCAGCGCTGCAGTGGCCGACGCGCTCGCTGCCGCCTGGGCAGCGAGTGCCGCTGCGCCCAGCATGAG